CAATTGTTTTTCTGAATGTTTCTTAAAAAGAGAATTATAAAATACAGTATATGGATGTGCGTGCCTATAATTAGTTACATTGTCTCTCTGTGCTGTTTTATCTGTATCATATTTTCTACCTAACTCACACAGATCGCATGATTGATTTTTAAAATCCATTTTAAACGAATATATATAATCTAACATTCTTAAAATATATATATAATTTCATATTATTTTTATATCGATTTTATAGTAATTAAATATTCAAAATAATGTAAGAAAAAGAAAAACAAGAAACGCATGTACTAATAATATTCACCATAATTTATATCTGTATAGTTTCCCATATCATCTGGATTATATTGACCGTCCATATAATCTTCTGTCATATCTTCCATATTATTTACTTCGTAATCTATATCGTCACCATTTAATTCTTCCTCGACTGCTTCATCTAATAATATATCAGCGTTACGATCATCTGATCCATCCTTTTTTAAACTTTCTTCCATCTTTTTAAGTTTATTTACAAACTCTCTTTCACCTTCCTTTGTACTTTTTCTATATTTTCTTCTACCAATATCTTCACCCCAGACATTTCCCATTTTTAACATTTTATATACATTATCTATATCTCTCATTTCATCAGTCATGTCTTCTAATCTTTCTATCATAATATGTTTTTCGTTCTCACGCGTTTTAAATACACGATCCATTATATCTTCATATGTAAAATCAACCATATCTTTATGGTCATTCATTATCTGAATATATGTATTCAATAATTTTGTTACTGTTGTTTTCGTAAGTTTACTATTTTCTGTATAATATATTTCTTCCTCTACATTAGTAGTCTCTATTATATTACGAGTATTTCTCTGTTCTAATCCTTCTACTGTATAAACATCGTCTAAACTTATTTCAGTTTCTCTTGATGTTTCATAGTAAATACTTGTATCACTGCAGATGTCAATATACATTTTAATTAACATATAAAAATAGTTTTCAATGAGTAAACGACTAGTACTCTTATCAAAAATAGAATATGTTTTTCTATCTTTATAATTAATTTCTGAAAAATATGGTGTATTATCAACTAATAATAATAAATTCTTTGTTTCAGTTTGAATTTTATTTAATACATCTATTAATTCTTTTGAACCATAAAATTTAACAAGACGACTATAATATTTTTCAATCATTTTTGAAATATCTCCTCTATGCTTATTTTCTAATCTCCAATAATTTGGTATTTTTATTCCTTCAATAGTAGTAATCTCGTCAAAAGTAGGACCTATTACTGAAATATCATGATTTATTTGATTTAAAATAATATTTGGAAAAACCATAGCAAAATAAACTATATATGTTTTTACAAAATTCAGCATATTATATGTTGTTTCATCGGCTAGTTTACCTGAATTTCGTTTACTGTTGTCGTTCCAATTAAAAATATTTTTCAACATATTGTTAAATTGTTTCAACGATTTATCAGAAAATGAATTACCATTATTCAAACGGACAAATTCTAATATTTCTTCTCTTAAAGTACTATTTTTTTCACTTAAATAATTTTTCAAAGAACGCATTTCAGTCGTATCTTCAACAATTGCAACATCATATGTATCTAATGTAGGTTCAATATGATTTATGACATTTTTAATAGATTGTTCTGTATCAGAAGCATTTGTCATGTTCTTCATTATATCTCTCAAAACCTGAACAGGTGTAAATTGAGGAGAATCCATCGAAACATGTACAATATTATTTCTACCAATTATTTGTAACAATCTTAATAAAGATTCATTTGTGTATTGACGATTATCTCGTTTTAATTTTACTATTTGTTCATCAATACTTAATCCTTTTAAATTTATTTCTGGTTTATTATTACATACAACAATCAGTTCTTCGGCAAGAGGAATGAGAGAAGTAAACTTACAATAAACAATAAAAGCGCGATATATTGTCTGTTCGTCAAATGAACGATTATCCAATGAAGGATATTTCATCTTTGTATTCTCTCTGCTTCGTAAAAATATTGGTTCAGTTACATTGTGTATTTGTTTTAGTAAATTTGATAATTCTTTCACAATAGAATTATAATTTTTAATATCATTATTTTCGTTCATAAAGTAACCAATAGTGGAATATTTTGTCATTTCATTACAACAAGCATTTTCTATGAAAGGAACATTATTCGCACTTGTTAATAACATTTTCTTTTTGTTTATAATATCTTGTATCTTCTCTTGAAGAGCAAGAGAAAACTGAATTATTTTAGTCTCAACAATAAAAATTTCTTCTTCCTGATTTTTGCTCCCATTTTTCATGTCACTTATTAATTTACTCTTAAAATGTGGTGTAATATTATATAACCCTTTAATTTTAAATTCAGACAACGGTGGAAGAAATTGTGTCCAACCTTTAATATCATGTTCTTCTGGAATGTCATTCTCCTTGTCTGCTGACAAATGTAGCAATTTTTCTTCTACTTTCATTCTTACTTCTGGTAATTCCCATAGTTGTGTGTCAATCATGCTTTTCAATTTTTCAACAATACTTTCTTGTTTTTTTCTAGAAAGAACATTCCATGGTTCTACTGAAGTACGGATATTATATGCTATACAAGCAATATATTTTACAGCACTATCATCCCCGGTTCCTTCAATAGGATAACCAACAAATGAACGTGAACAACTTGGAAATGTTTTCTTTGTTTTAATTGATGGGACACTTGTTTGAATAGCAATAACTATCATACCCATTGTGATGTAAAGTATATAATTGTTATATAACTCATTGAATGAAGGTAATGTTTTCTTCTTTTTTGATGCTTCCAAAATCTCCTTTTTATAATCCTTCTCATTTGGCATAACATTTTTTATAACAGTTGTAACAGTTTTTTTGATAAATTCGCTTTGATGTTCCAAATTAATGCCCAAATTAGAGGAAAATGTCGAAATAATATTACTGATCATTCTCATTTCAGGACTTTCCTTCTTTTGAACTATTTTGGCACTAGAAACAACAGTGTCTAATTTTTCTTCTTCCAAAATATCACGACTAACAATTTTAAAACCTTCATCATAACCTTCTTCAACATCAAAATCTTTTCTTTTAATAACATAACCACTATATTTGTCAACAACATAATCACCATCATCACTTGTTTCACCTATTTGACTTGCCAATATTTCTAGATTTTCAGCAAAATTCTCATTATCGTATACAAAAAATGAAGCAATTTTATTGAGTGATACTGGAATTAATTTTGTATTTGTCTTTTTACAATAAAACCAATGTGGATCTTCTTCTTTATTAGATAAACCATAACCATTAATAGCAGGTCTAGTACATACATCAACAAAACGCAAAATATACGATTGTTTTTTGACAAAATCCGTTTCACCCAAAATTATATTTAACAAACCATAATAAGGAGATACAACTACTTCTTCTTTTTTGTCTTCATTATACGACCCAACTAAACCTAAATTATACTTTTGTTCATTGTATTTGAAGAAATTATATGTCGCTATCTTTTCTAGATTTTCTATTATTAAATCAAAATATTCGTAACGATTTTTTACTATTTCTTTCAATTTTTCCTTTGATAATTGATACTTCTTATCAAATTCTGACATAATTATGTCATAACTTTTTTCTAATAATTCTGCTTTGTCTAATATGGTTGTTTCACATTTGTCATTAACTTCAACACAATCTGGTTGAGCAATACATAGTGTCGTTTGATCATTAAAATACATGATACCATCATTTTCTTTAAGAGAGTTGGCTATCAATTGTTCATTTATTGTTTCGTCTAACACCCATTGTTTATTCTGTCTTTTATAATATTTCTCTGAAAAATCACTTTTATTATACAAAATAGCAATATCTCCTTCGTTCACTTTTTTAAAACCAGTTAATACAATGTCTGCAAGTTCCGTTGCCTTTTCTTCATTTATTTTCATCTTATCTTTTAATTTACCAATAAAGAACTTCAAGAAATCATCAGGTGACATCTTCAACATTTCTTTTTCATATTCTTCTAATATGCTGTAATTTGTTTTATCATATTCTTTGTCATAATAAATATCTAACCCATTATCTATTTTCAATTGTTCTTCCGATTGATATTTCTTAGCAACAATATAGGTAACACATTTTCCTTCATTCTCTATTTCTGCATTTTTCTTATTTTTTTCTGCGTTATTTTTACCAGTTTCCAAAAATTTTGTTACATGTTCAGAAAACATATAAGGTATATTCTCGTAAGCAATTGCTTGATTGTATAAATTACCATAGTCAGTCATTATCATCATTCTTAGCAATTCAGAATTTGTCATAAACATAGATGTCGAACCAGAATCAACTATATTCTTATAAGAAAGAACATAACCATTAACTTTGTAGTCATAATTATATTTTTTGAATATTTCATCACTTTGTATTTCGCTATTTCCAGAATTTTTAAAAATGTTGAAAATTGCCATGACACTAGGGTTCATGTTACGATATTTTATTTGTTGTGTTTTAAGTTTGTTCGAATAATCTCTATATATCTTTCCATTATCTAAAAAGTTTTTATTATATGAGGATATTTTGAAATCAATATAATTAACTATTTCTGTATATAAAATATATGTTATATCATCAGTATAAACTAAAAATGGTTCCATATATTCAACAATATCAACTATAGATACCTTTCCCGTTATATATTTCTTTATTGTATTAAATATCAATCTTGTTTTTGGAATAATAACATCCAAAAATTTTTCATATATTTGTTTTTTATTTAGTTCTTTAATAGTTTCGTCATATTCAATTAATTTAAGTGAATAATTTTTTATTCCAGTAACAAAAGAAAATTCATAATCGTCTATTTTCTCCTGTTCTTCTTTATTATTTACTAATAATGGATTTATACTTACATTGCCATTAGAGAGAACATAATATTGACTATCCAAATTGTCGATCGAAATATTTTCAATATATGTTCTTTCTGGTTTGAATATTTTCCATAATTGAAGGAAATTCATGTTTAAACTAGATTTATCGATTAATTTTGTATTTGGGAGATTAATACGAGAGAAACGAATAACTGGTTCTGGTAATGTCAAAAAAGATTTAATAAACATATTATCACTTTTTGTTAATGGTTCGACTTTATTAATTATTTTTGTGCTTGTGCTTTCTGTCGATATCATATGCGTCAATCCATCTTCATATCGTGTTCTATCATATTGTACATTTTCGACTGTTAGAGACCCATCTTCATCACCAATTGCACGAGAATAAAAATCATCTAAATTATCTACCATAACATTCATTGTAACCTTTGGCGCTGCTTCAATAAGTATTGAAGCATTATTTTCTAATGGTGGTTCTATAAATGGGGTAAATACTGGATTTAAACGTTGCCATAGTGTTACATATTTATCATGTTCTTGTGGTGATGAGTCATTAATATATCTTTTTACAATTCTTTGTATGTTCATTAATGGAGTTTCTGATTCAGGTTCAACATCAGTATAATTATATTGTATTAACTCCATAGTTGCAGTTAATTTCTTTATATTTTTTACTACAGGCATTAACCAATACAGCATTGTTTTAAACTCAGAAAGTTCATTTACAAGAGGTTTCCAGTTTGATCCTTTTTTCTTAAAACCAATTACGTTACCATTTTCATCGAAAATTGAAAATTCTTTTCTCAACTGAACAAAACGTTCAATACTCTTATGAATTTCTTTAAGTACATAACTAGTTCTATCTATGTGTGGTATCTTTGAGAGAAGACTATCTAATAAATCATTTGTTTGATCTTCTAAACTATATCTTTGTGTTTCTTCAGCTACATCTTTAAACTCCCTCACTGGTCCCAATACTTCAGTTCCAAATTTAAAGTCATCTGATTTGAGAATTATTTGTGTGATTACATTTTTTATATTCTTTTCAGGAACATGTAAATACGTATCAATTATTTCCTCATCTACGCCTTCTTCTAATATATCTTTTTCTGGTATAACTTTTTCTATTTCTTTTTCCTTTTCTACTTCAACTGGGATTTCTTCTTCATCTACAATTTTCTCGACTTCTAGTAATTTTTCAGCATCGGTCTCGTCTAATTCTGCTTTACATGTTGTGTTTCCGGCAGGTTTTGTTGTTATTTGTATATTTTCTATAAGTAGATCTTCTGGTATTCCTTTATAGTCAAAATTAATATATATTGTTTCGCAATCAGGATATGTTTTAATTTCTATCATATCTTCTTCTAAATTAGTAATTTCTCCTGTAATAATAGCCGGGTCTTCACCTCCAAAATGTATATGTATCCATTTTCCTGGAACTAAGTCATTTTGTCTTGCAAATCCTGGTTTAGGATTTCTACTTATTAGTTCAATTTTTGTAATAGTTCCATTGCCTAATTGTCCTGTTTCGTCTATTTTAAGTGTCTTAACATTGTCCATATTTAAAACATCAATTAGTCTCACTTTTGTCTTATCAATGTAATCAATAACAAAAGTGTTGCCATTTAGACTTTCATCTGACGGATTTTCAATTTTAACAACGTCATCTAATTGTAACATAAGTTTTTGTTCTTCTGGTGTATTGGAATTAATGACAACGCTTGTTTTGGGATCTATTTCCAACAGTGTTTCTCCTTCTTCTTCTATTATATCTTTTTCAGTTTCTTCATTTAATTCTTCTGGACTTTTTGACATTTATTCCTATTATAATAATAGAAATTATTATACTTAAATTTTATTCAAATAAAATAATTTAAAATATTATTTAAAGACATATTATTACTTAATATATCTAAAACATGCTACAAAGACCACATTATGATATTACTTCTTTAGATGAATTTATGTGTTTACTAAACGATACAGAAAATACATCTGAAAAGAAAATTCTAAATAAGATTGATTCTATTTTTGATAATAAAAAATACAATATAATTAGATATGATAAAAAGGAATTGGGTTATTTAATGGAAGATAAAATAAATATGTATGGTATTTATAGGTCATTAGTTTTTAAAGATGGATTGTTAAAATGTTTTTCCCCACCAAAATCAGTTAGTTTTGATAGTTTTAAAAATAAATATCCCAAAATTGATGAAAATATTATTGCTGAAGAATTGGTAGAAGGAACAATGATTAATGTTTTTTGGGACAGTTCTATTGGATTAACTGGAGGTTGGGAAATTGCAACAAGAAATGTTGTTGGTGCAAATATGGCAATTCAATCAAACAATAGTTTTGACACAAAAAAGACGTTTCGTACAATGTTTTTTGAAGCATTGAAAGAGGTAAATCTTGATCTATCTTATCTCAGTAAGAATTATTGTTATAGTTTTGTTCTACAACATCCAGAAAATCGTATTGTCACACCTTTTAAAGAAATTTCATTATATTTAATTGCGATGTATGAATTTGTTTTTGACGATAATTTTAAAAAGATATTAGTATATCCTTATTTAAGTGACGAAATAATTAAAGATGGGTTTCACAATACTAAATTAAAATTTCCACAAATATATACTATTTGTTCTACATACGATGAATATCGTGAAAATTTTGCTGGACCAAATACACCATATTATATTGGTGGAATTGTTTTTAAAAATAGACAAACATTAGAACGATGTAAAATCCGCAATCCAAATTATGAAGAAATCAAATTATTGAGAGGTAATCAACCAAAAATTCAATATCAATACTTGGTTTTGAGAAAAGAAGGAAAAGTAAAAGATTTTTTGAAATATTATCCAGAATATAAGAAAGAATTCAATGCGTACAAATCACAAGTACATAAATTTACAAACGATTTATTATCTAATTATATTTCTTGTTATATTAAAAAGACAAAACCATTGAAAGAATATCCTGAGCATTTTAGGACACATATGTACAACATTCATCAAATTTATTTGACACAATTAAAAGAGAAAAAAGAATACGTTACTAATACAGTTGTCATTAATTATGTCAATAATCTCCACACCAATTTACTAATGTATTCAATAAATCATAATTTCATAAATCAAAACATTGATACACAAGTTTGTCAAGAAAGTAAACCATTGTTCGTATCCTAAAACTTTTAAACAATAATTTTTTGATATCTGTTATATATTCCACTTAATTGTGTTTCTATTATAAATTGTTTGTTTTGTTCTTTAGTTAATGAGGCAATCCTACCAAATACAGTATCACCAGACTTAAAAGGTTTATTTGTTATACTATAAATTATTTGTTCTAATTGTTCAATCACTGCTTTTTCGTTTGCCTCATTTAACCAATATTCGTTTCCGTATGTCTGCAAATAGTGTAAATACATTGAATATACGGAAATATAAAATCCTATAAATAACCATAATAAAAGTATTATAGCAATAATTATTTCGACGGATGATGGTATAAAATCAAAATATTCAACAAAATCCATTAAATGATTAATAATAGTTGTATGATAACTTTTATGAATTACAGTTGTAATATTCAATTTTTTTTATAAATAATATTATGACGTTATTATGACGTTATTATGACGATAATATGATAATAAAATATTAATTTATAATCATATAATTTAGTGACAAAGTGGCAGAAATTACGGAGTACAAAAAATCCCACATATTGTATGGCAAATATATGTGCCATTTTTGACATTTATCATTTTTTCTTTAAGTAGGTTTAAGAATAATATATATTAGATTCTTCGAATCTTGATTCCAAAAAGTGATTAGGTTTTTGAAAATGGACATTTTTGTTTGTCCAAAAAATGTCCAAAATCCAAAAGGCCGAGGATTTTCTTGAAAAAACTTTTTTGTGACCATAAATTTTTTTTATGGTAAGACCTCAAAATTTTTTATTCATTTTTTTGTGATGATAAATTTTTTTACACAAAACTACACAAAATCCTGTCACCAAATGTCACCAACTACACAAAATCGTTTTTCAAACCATAATGGTTTCCAAATAATTTTCCAAAAAATGGACTTAGACGAAAATATGCTCTCCACACAATCGGTGACAGAATGGTGACAGAATTTTGTGTGGAGACCATAAAACTGTTGGACATTTTTTTCTGTTACTATATTATCATTTAACACTTTTTATTGGACATTTTTCGTGGTCACAATTGTGTTTTTGAAGGGAGGAACCCCAAAACCATAGGGTACCCCCTGGGAAATTGAAAAATGATATAGTAACAGATATTTGTATGTATAATTTATTACAGTTTGTTTATCATTTGAAAAATTTAAAAATAAAAACTTAATTTATTATAAATAAATATGGGTATTATTAGATTCTTCGAATCTTGATTCCAAAAAGTGATTAGGTTTTTGAAAATGGACATTTTTGTTTGTCCAAAAAATGTCCAAAATTCAAAAGGCCATTGGATTCCTTGAAAAAACTTTTTTGTGACCATAAATTTTTTTTATGGTAAGACCTCCAAATTTTTTATTCATTTTTTTGTTACCATAATTTTTTTCACACAAAACTACACAAAATCCTGTCACCAAATGTCACCAACTACACAAAAACAATTTTCAAACCATGTTGGTCTTAATTTAGTGTTGACAAAAATCCCAATAAAACCAAATATGCTCTCCACACAATCGGTGACAAAATGGTGACAGAATTTTGTGTGGAGATTTAGAAAAAAAATAATTGTGTAAATACTTGAAAAATAAAACCATTTATAATCTCAACATTTTTAATAAGCACAATATATGAAAAAAAAATATATGCATAATATATGGAATTCATTGAAACCAAACAAACAGTAAAAAATACAAAATATTATTGTGATAAATGTGACGTATATTGTAGAGACAAATATACATTTAATCGACATAGTTTTACATCAAAACATAAAAACAGAGGAAAACCTGAAAGTTGTATAGTGTTATCGTCATTAAAACAAACGTCATCGAATAATTTTGTCACGATAAGCGATAATTCAGAATGTGATAGTGACACTGATAATAGTACCGAAAACAAATATAGTTATTTAGAACAAGACGATATAGATAAGGATAATTTAACACATATTTGTAATATTTGTAAAAAAAATTATATGTCACGAAATGGTTTGTGGAGACATAAGAAGAAATGTTGTAATATGATGAGTAATAGTCATAATTTTGTACATTTTGAACAAATACAGGATGGACATGGTAATAATGGTTATAATAGTAATAATTGCACTAATGATAATGATAGTGAAAAATTGGAAAATCTTACATCGATGATAGTAGAAGTAGTAAAACAAAACCAAGGGTTTCAAAAACTTATCATGGAGCAAAATAAACAGATAATCGAGTTGTCAAAGAATAATCTCACAACAAATAATAGCAATAGTGTAAATAATAATACGTTTAATAACACTATTAATAACAATATTAACAATAAGTTTAATTTACAGGTATTTTTGAATGAAACGTGTAAAGATGCTATAAATATTAAGGATTTTGTTGATTCACTTCAAGTAACATTGAATGATATAGAAAAAGTCGGTGAGTTAGGGTTTGTTGAAGGAATTTCGCGGATATTTATAAATGGATTGAAAAAACTAGATGTAAATAAAAGACCAATTCATTGTAGCGATTTAAAGAGAGAAACAATGTATCTAAAAGAAGAAGACACGTGGAAAAAAGACACAGAAAATAAAGATAAATTAAAACGCATAATAAGACTTATAGCAGATAAAAATCAAATGAAGATTTTCGATTGGAAAGCAGCTCATCCAGACTACAAAGATAGTGAGTCAAAAACAAATGATCAATATTTACAAATAGTTATTGCTTCAAGTGGTGGGAAAACAGACGCAGATGATGATAGATTGTATGAAAAAGTTTTGAAAAATGTTGCCAAACAAGTGACAATTAATAAAAACTTATTGTAATATATATTCCACAAGTTTTTTATTTCGGAATTATTTGTTGTGATGATGATGAATTTTGTATTTTATTTTTTACTATATAAATTGATGAAATAGTCAATAAAAAAATTTCTATTGACGAACGTGTTATCATAGGCATATCTGTATTTATCATACTATAATATAACCACATTGAAGATGAAGAAATACTCAAAATACAAAATAACAAAGATAAACTATTTGTACTTTTATTTTTATAAAGTAAAAACATGAAAATAAATCTACCAACAACAGATATAGATGTTGCTGTATAAGGTAAAAAACTCATATTTTCTACTTTATTTAAAGTCATTTTTTTTGATTATATTATAATATAAATTAAATAATTTTTATATTATATTTTACATTATATTTTACATTATATTTTTACATTATATTTTTACATATTATTAATTTTACAAAAATATTTTTTATTGTCTCTATATATGATTAAAACAATCAGAACAACAAAAAAATCCCATAAAAATCCCAAAGTATATGAATGTTTAAAGTGTGACTACATAACAAATAATAAAAAGGATTATAATAAACATATTTTAACACAGAAACATTTAAAAAACAACGATGACAACACAATAACTCCCATAAATCCCCAAAAATATATATGTGTCAATTGCTATAAACAATTTAATGATCGTTCAGGATTATGGAGACATAAGAAAGGGTGTGTTCATATAGATTTGCTTAATTTTTCGGATTTTTTAGGAAACGAAACAACAGATAATGAAACGAATGGTATTATTATTGGCGAAGATATTTCTAGTGATAAAGTTTTACATTTAATAAAACAGAATAATGACTATAAAGAAATGATTATTGAACAAAACAAAATTATTAATGAATTATTAATGAAAATGAAGGATTTTAATGATAATAATGATAACGATAACGAGAGAAATATATGTATTAACAATTATTTTAACAAGACAAATATGAATATTGAGGATTTCACATTTTCTCTCGTTATTGAAGAAAATGATATCGATAATTTATTGAATTTAGGAATAACACAAGGAATAACAAATATTGTTATAACCCATTTTAACAATATAAAACAAAATGAAAGACCAGTATACATTATTAAAAATGTTGTAAATATTAAATCTATTGGTTTATTGGAAAAAGACTTTGTCGATAATATCAATAATAAAGGAAATATAAAACTAGAAGATATGATTAAAAAAGTTATATATAAAATCATAATTAAATTAAATGAAATGAGAGAAATTGAACCAAAATACAAAGAAGAAACATCAAAAATGCATGATCTTTATTTTTGTCTTATTTGTGAAACACTTACAAGTGAAAACAAAGATACAACGAAAAAAATAATAAAAAATATAATGAAAGAAATTATAAATACATGTGTTCAATAAAAAATATATATGCTAATAAGTGTATATATTTTTATTGGAATTATTGGAATTATTGGAATTTTTTACATTTAGATTTGTTTCTTTATTAAATTATATATTTCCATAGCAAACTCAATTCTCGAAATAATATTTGTTTTAATCTGATGTTTATCTATATTTTCAGTATATGCTATTCTTAATAAACTTTTTTCATCATGTGGATGCATGATCTTAAAACCACAATAAGTCATTGTTTTTAATTCTTCAAAGAATTTTTCATATAATAAATCTTTAACAATTCTTCCAATTGTATCATTAATACCAACTAATTCAACATCATAACAATTTTTAATCGTGTTTATACTTGGTTTGATTTCAATCTTATCTGTATCAATTTGTTCCTTTAAATTTAATAATTTGGTATTAATTATATCACACGCTTTATGTACTAATTCTCTGTTAGTATATATACCAATTGTTTCTATAATGAAATCATAACTGTTCTTTTTATAAATTCTTTTAGCATCTAATAATTTCCAATCTTTCTCTTGATATTCCATGTCTTCTTTACTAAGATTTTGATTTTTCCATTCTTGTCTCTTTTTCATTAATTCTTCTTCATATCTAGGCCCATCATCTTGTGTAAAACCGTAAGAGCAACATGATACAGCATTAAAAACAAAATCTTCTTTAGATGTAACGATTGTGAATTGACAATTTAGATTTATTTTTTCTCCTGGAATTTCATTGGAAATTTTTGGATTTAAACGTGTCAAAATAATAAAATCACCTGTTTGATCATCTGGCGGAAAAATTTCTCTAACATCTTTGACATTCAAATATTCTCCGTTGACTAAATTTTTAATTTTAAAATGTTCTGTAGTAACTTCAATAATAGTGTCAGTTAAATTTTCAACATTAACTTCTAATAAATAATTTTTCAATGGTATTGTTAAGTCACTAATATGAACAGGAATACAACTTAGACGATGTTTAATAATTTCATTATGTAAACGACTAGTATTACTTATGATATTACAAGTATTTTGATCATATGGCATGGTTTTTAATCCAACAATAGGTATATCAGATAATATAGTTCGTCTAATTGCGTTGGCTAAACTTACATTTATACCTGATAATGTAAAAGTCAAGACACCATCCTTTTCTTCGATATTTTTTTCAATTTTAGGAATATTCGTTTCACTCATTGTTAAGTTATATATAAATGTATTTAATATAAAATTCTAAATAATAAATTAATTCAATTTTTTTTATAATGAGTTAAAAAGAATAAACTAATAAATTATACAATATTATACAAATGAGTTGTATACTTTATTACAGCAATTTTTGTGATCATTCAAAGAAATTACTTCAAAATTTATCAAAGTCTTATGTAACAAATGATGTACATTTTATATGTATAGATAAAAGAATTAAAGATCCTAATAATGGAACTATTTATGTTGTACTAGAAAATGGACAAAAAATTGTTCTTCCTCCAAATATTCAAAGAGTTCCTGCCTTATTAGATCTTAAAAATAATTATAATGTTTTATACGGCGATTCAATAGCAAAGCATTTTAAACCAATACAAAATAAAGAGATGATACAAGCAACAATGAACAATATGGAACCAATGGCATTCAGTTTTGGTGGTGGAATGAGCGGTATTGTAAGTGATAGTTTTAGTTTTTTAGATGAAAATCCAGAAGAAATGAAAGCAGATGGTAACGCTGGAATGCGACAAATGCATAATTATGTGGATTTAAACTATAGCGATACAATGCATAATTATGATGATGGTACTGACGCTAAATTTAAGACTTCAAATAAAGTTCCACAAGGACTTACAATTGAACAACTTCAACAGCAAAGAGAAGCAGAATTGAGCAAAATCAATGGAAACAGACCTCCAATGTAAATCTAGATTGAATTATAATATTTTTTACAATATAATATTTTTATAATATAATAATAAATATTATGAATACTATACAAAAACGGTTTTTATTATTTCTAATTGGTTGTATAGGTAGTCGTCTTGCTATTGCGTTTTTAGCAAAAAATAGTAACAAACAAATACTCAAATATATGGGTTATTTAGCATTAGTTCCAGCAATAGGGTTTGCTATGATTTATATTTTTGGACTAAGAAAAACAGGTGGAGAAGTATTCGGAGAAAAAATTTGGTGGAATGATTTAAGACCAATACATTCAATATTATATTTTATTTTTGCTTATATGGCAATTAATGGAATGACAAATGCTTGGAAAATTTTATTAACAGATGTTATTATTGGTTTAATTTCATTTTTATGGCATCATTATAGTGTCGGAGATTTCAATAAATTACAATAATTTTTCTATACCAAGTAAAATATTAATAATAATATTATTATTAATAATAGCAATAGTAATTAGGGAAATAAAATAAAATAGAAAAACAATATAAAAAAATAAATAATAAAATATATAACTATGAGCACACCATCACTTTTAACTGCCTTTAATGACCATTTTACTGAATTTGTAAACGATGTACAAGCAGTATTCCCAGAAGATCCTGATATTTTAACTGCTAAAAATGCTTTTGCTACTATCAGAAAGGCAAATCCAAAGTTAATTGTAAAAATTTGGAATATTTATATTGTAAATAAATATAAGTCTGAAATTGAAAGTGGAAATATTGAATTCTTTTTATCAAAAGACTATAGTGAAGATTTGGTTAATTCCGATAGTTCATCAAAAATTATGGAAGCAATTGACAGATTGAGAAAACCTGTTAAAGAGATGACCCCAAATGATCAGGCAAAGACAATGAAATATATTCAAAACTTGACAAAGTTGGCTACACTATATGAAATGCAAAATAAGTAAATAAACACGTAACAAAATTACACCTATACTTTAGTCTTCTCGCTTAAAAACTGAAACTTCAATATAGGATTTCCCAATAACCCTAAAAGATTTTTACCTTTTTGAAGTGACATATTTCTAACATAAAAATTAATTCTATTATCATTTTTATGTTTTTGACTATATAACTCAAATATATATCGATGTTTTTTATTATCAGGAGGAGAAGGTCCTTTATATGGTAAAAGAATAAAAGAACCATTTACGTTTATATTATTTACAATCCAATGCCAGTGTGTTCCATGAATTGCGTCGGGGTCATACATTATTAGAGTATAATAAATATTTTTATTTAATGTGTTTGGAAGAAACACTTGAGGCATATGCTGGGTTTCATATGGTGTTAATATTTCATTTTGTTTAACTAGTTTATTATTATAAAATATTTCCATTATATAATAATATAACAATATATTTATTATTTATTATTTATTATGCTATTATTTACTTCAAATTATCTATATGACTACAATATCTATCTTCATACAATGTAATTATTGTATTATATAATAATATTATATCCATTTTATCTTCATTATTCAAAGTTTCAATAAAATCTATTTGATTTTGTTGTAATGTATTACACATCATTATATCTTTCTTGATGTCTCTATGAAACTTATTTCTCATACAACAACCACAACAACATGTCATATTACCTAAACATTTATTTTTATAATTGTAAGGAAATGGTACAACCTTATTTTTTGACCTGTAACAAATAAAATCATTCAAAAAAATATTACTAAAACATTTTACAAATATATCACTACGTATTCCCATTATATATTATACCTATTCAGTTATATTATATAATTGTAAATATTTAAGTTCTTTTTGTCCTTTTATTTTGCGTTCGCCCCCTTTTGTAGTGCCTTTTTTTCAGTTGACGATTACGCTTTGTTTTGCCGCCGCGTCGTAGTTGTGTTGTATTTGTATTTGTATCAGTTGTAATTGTTAGTTTACTGCTTAATTTATCATATATTTTATGTGTTTCAGGATTGGTAATATCTAATTCGAGTTCTTCATCATTATATGTTAATTTGCGTTGTTTCAATATATATCGTATAATTTCAACCAAAGAATTATCACAAAATATTCGTTCTTGTTTTTCTATTATTTTTTTCAATTTATCAATTATTTTTATAACAGTTTTAATAGGTGTTTCAAACGTAATATGGGGACTATCATTTGTCATTTCATTTATAGCATTTATAATTTTTTCAATAACTGGGATATTATCATTTAAATATTCTGATATTGACTGTTTGCGAATAATTGAATTTTCTGCCATATCATATTCATGATCTGTACTATAATAACCAAATTGATTATACCAACTAATTCCTTTTAATAAAATATAATAATCCGATAAATTATAAGAGCATTTTGTATGAGGATTATTTTTATATACAAATGGCATATAAGCGCTATCACTGTCAATAACAATATTAATTCCTAAGTCTTTTGCAACTAAATATATGTTATATAACAATTCAGAACCACTTATTTTACAAATATTAGGAGACTCATATTTTAAATGATATATAACAAGTTTATCATTTTTTGTTGTATCGTCATTTTGAACAATAATTTTTAAACATTCTGAATTTTCATGAGTTTCCTTTTCATCGAACCCTGGATATCTGTAATAGACATAAATATAATTCCTGAAAAAATCGACAAAATATACATTTGGATCGAAATATTTTCTGAATGCGTCTATTTCTCTCTTATATTCACTTTGTTGATATTTATAATCATTAATATTTGTGAAATCCATTTATTATAGTGTATTATATACTATATTGTGATAAAAAAATGATTTATAAAAGAAAACTTTAATTTACAATAATAATTACAATAATATAATTAAAAATACTTTGATTTAAATAAATAATATTATATAAAAAATATAAATGTCAAAAAAAGGAAAATCAAAAAAGTCAAAGGTTGTTGAAATGCCAGAAGAATTTGAAAAGATTGTTTGTGATTTTTTAAACGATATTCAAATAACATTTCCAGAATATATACCAATTATCAATAAATGGTGGAAAACAGAAACTCCTGAAGAGAAAAAGAAAACATTAGAAACTATTTTTAAACATTGTCTCAAGAAATATCCACCACGTTTCTTTGACATATTATATCAAAATGAAGATATGTTTAAAGACAATGATGAGCAAGAAACTGATCAAATTATTGATACAGAATTTTTTCCGCAAATTCATTTTAAAAATTTATGGAATTGTGAATTAAGTGATAAAACAAGAGAAACTATTTGGAAATATTTACAACTTGTTTTATTCACTATTGTTGGTTGTGTTGATAATAAGGCATCATTTGGTGATACAGCACAATTATTTGATTTTATTAGTGAAGACGAATTTAAGACTAAACTAGAAGATACAATGGCAGAAATGCAAAAAGCATTTGAAACAGGTGGAACTGAGATGCCTTCATTCGGTGATATGAGTGGAGTTGATACAGATATGTCAGAAGAAGACGCAAAGAGAAAGTTTGCCGAGACTTTAGGAATTAGTGCTGAAAGTTTACCAAGTCCAGATGATGTTCAAAATCATATTAATAAATTAGTGAACGGAAAATTAGGTAGAATGGCAATGGAATTTGCCGAAGAATTTGCCGAAGAGATGAATATTGACATGGAAAATACAGGCGATATAAAAAGCATGTTTCAGAAACTATTTAAAAATCCAGGGAAATTGATGAGTTTAGTGAAAAATATGGGTAAGAAAATGGAAGAGAAAATGAAGTCAGGTGAAATAAAGGAGAGTGAATTGATTGCTGAATCAAAGGAATTATTTGAACAAATGAAGAACATGCCAGGAATGGGAAATATTAACCAGATGTTAGGAAAAATGGGTATACCGGGAATGGGTAAAGGATCAAAAATGAACTTTGGGGCAATGGAAGCGCAATTGAATAGTTCTATGCGTGTAGCTCAAATGAAAGAAAGAATGAAACAAAAATTAGATGATAAAAATAAACCAACTAATTCTAATAGTATTTTCGATCATACAACACCAAATATTATGATGACAGATGAAGAGTTAGTGAAAGTATTTAGAAGTGGTGAAAAACCAGAAAAATCTATGAGAAAGAAGAAGTAATCGAGTTGATTAATCGTGTTGTTTAACTTTTTTGATTAAGATCACATCATAGTTATGAAATATATATAATATGTAAGCAATAATTGGATAAACTATACATGTAACTCCTAATAAAAAAGAATTGGTATGAATATTATGAATATTATGAAACATAATGTATTATAATATTTAATTCAACAAATTATATTTAAGTAATATTATTTAAATGATTAATTAGAAAATTAAGAAATCTTATATTATATATAATAATGACAACACAAATTTGGACAAAAGACCCAACCGTATTATTAAATAAAGATAGTATATTTGAATTATGGCCAACATCTAGTATGTGTTTTGAAGCCAAAATAAATTCCATTACACGATTAATATTATTTCTCTCTATTTTAGGATTTTTAGTTACAGGAAAAATAAGAGTTATACTTATTGGTCTAGGAACAATCGCTGCTATTGCCATTTTATACAGCAATCGTAAATCAAAATTAATAGATGAAGTAATTCCAATGGAAGGTTTTGAAAATAATTCTGGTGACAATTTAAACAAAAGTTCTAAGGGAGGAGAGAAAAATATTAATCCAGAAAATTTAGAAGAATTTGTAAAGGACGAATTTAAAATCGGGGATAAGAAAAATCCATTTAGCAATGTTTTGTTACCAGAAATATCTTACGACCCACATAGAAAATCAGCGCCACCTGCGTTTAATGTAGATATTGATGAAGATATAAGAAAAAATACTAAACGAATGGTTCAATATTTAAATCCCGGTATAAAAAATACAAATAAACAATTATTTAGTAGTTTAACTGATAATTTTGATTTGGATAATTCATTGAGAGTATGGAACGCAACACCAAATACTCGTATTGCAAATGACCAATCTGCGTTTGCCCAATTTTTATATGGAGACATGTATTCAGCAAAACAAAGTGACGCAGAAGGAGCAATGATGAGAGTAAAAGACAATATAAGATATACACTATATTAAGTGTAATAATATCAATAATTTTTATTCACATTTACATTTACATTTATATTTTTCTCAACAATAATATATATACTTTAATGGTTTCGTGTAAAAGAGGATATACTAGAAGTACTAGAGATAAAAAACGACGATGCGTGAAAATGATAAACAAATTAGTTTGTAAAAGAATTAGAAAAGAATATAACAAAGTATCACGTAAATGTCGCATTCCTTGTCGTAAGTCACAAGAAAGAGTTACAAGAAAAGATGGTCGTGGAACAAGATGTAGACAAAGATGTACTAAGAGACAAGAAAGAGGTAAACGATATTGTCGTGTAAAATGTACATCAACTCAAAAGAGAGTAAGAAGAAGTGATAAAAGAGGAACAAGATGTGTTAGTAGAAAATAATTCAATGAAAAATTATTGAGAGAAATTTAGAACGAGTTGAATGAATTTTAAATTATAATTTTTATTATTAAATTATAATTATAATTATAAAAAATAATGTATAATATATATAAATAATGGCATATGTCTCAGATTATACATTTAACAACATATCAAGATTAGGAGATGACAAATGTTGTGTTGACCAAGAAACAATACAATCAATTCATTCGTGTAATTATATGTTACAAAATTATTTTGCTAATGATTGTTCTATGAAAAGTCCAATATCTTTAGCAACATCTCAACCAGGGGTTAATTACAGAGGAGGTTTCAATGTGGGCGCTGGTGGTTGCAATATTCAAGACAATTCTAAGTTATTAATTGGTAGTATACAAACACATCCAAAATGTAGAATTGATTTATTTCAAAGACCTTTTGCCACAGTTCCTTTTTTAGGTAGAGGTTCTGTTGACCCTGTTGTTGAAGCACAAATTCAACAAGGAGAATCAATTACCAATAAGAGAAGCATTACAAAAATTGGTGAAAGAAGTTATATTAATTATCATCAAACACCATTGATTGGAAATATTCAAGAAAGAATGACTAATCCAGCATATTGTGTTGAAGGTGTTGCGTCAGATGGTTGGGTTCGTGGCGGTGTTCCATCTCGTGAATTGGCAAGGGATATGGAAAATTTCAGAAATTAAACATGATAATACAATAATATTATTATTTAATGAATAAAATATATTAAAAATTTGTATTTATAATATATTATTAAAAGACAAATGTATAACTTGAATTTCGAAGTAAAATATAAAAACATAGAAGAAGAATTAATACATAAGATAGAATTAGGACAAAATAAAGACGAAAATTATGAAGATAGTTATGAAAAGGAAGATGTTCTAGATATATGTCAAGAAATATATCAACATGAATTTTTAAATGTTTTTGAATTAGAGGAATTTGATGATAATGAAATAAATAATTGTGTTAATGGTTTATGGATCGAAATGTCAGAAAACAAGATTTTATTGGATATTATTGAAAAAACAAAGGAAAGCGTTTGTAAAGAGTTTGGTCATTATGTTGAATTAGAAAATGACTATATATTCAGAACTTATTTTAGATATGATATTTTTACTAGCATTCATAAATTTATTGTATGTCATTTTAATAAATCGTCGTGTATAGAATGTGCGATGGAATTATGTAGAAGACTAGATATTACTATTGATTTTGATAAATATATAGAACCAGTTGTTCAAGAAGGTGTTCAAGACGTTGTTCAAGAAATTGTTCAAGACGTTGTAGAAGAAGTTGTAGAAGATTTACAACAAGAAACAAATAGTGATAAAGATACTAATAATTCGGATGAAAATACAAATGATATGACTTGTAATACTGTTAAAGATGATGAATATGAAGATGAAGAAACGAAAAAAACAATGACGAAAAAAAGAGGTAGAAAAAAGAAGGACAATAAAGTAATTTAGTCAAAAAATAAATATTATATATTAGTAGATTATATATGGCATCAACAAGAAATCATAATACTCCTGGAAATTATTGTTTACAACAAAGATCATATACAGAATCAAGAAACTATTTGATAAATAAGGATTCGCCACATGCTGCTGCATATGATACTAGATTACCAGGAAATGGATTATTACCAGGACAAGTTCCATGGACACAATTATCATATAACGCTGCAGATATTGAATCCTTCCTGTATGGTATTGGTTCAACTAATTTAGTAGATCCAAAACCTTGTTTCACACCGGAATTAAAACGATTACAATCAGCAAATATTTTTGAGAAAGGACCTACATATATGCCAGAACCATTAGCAGTTTCAAAAACACAACGTCCATTTCCTATTCCATAAATAAATCATTTATTTATTGTCTTAATGATTTATTGAATTATTAAAGTCAAATAAAAATATTAACTAATAATAATATAATGGCAAATACTAGATTTTTTTATGATCCTTGTAGAACAATAAAACATTTACAACAAGCAACTGGACCAGGAAGATATATTTTAGATGTTCCAGGAAATGGTTTAAACCCATATTATATAGAAGATCCTCAAATAAGAATACAAAAATGGGGCGCTAATTTAAGAACTAATACAATAAATTTAGAAAGTGACTTACTTGGTGTTAATAGACGTGCTGCTAGACGTGATTGTATTCAACAAGATAATTATAAATCATATAATGTTCAAAGTCAATCCATTTCTTATCCATCATATACAAAAGAAATAACCGAACAACCTAGAACAATAATGCCAGCGTGGACAGCAAGAGATTTAGAACAAGTTGATTGGTATTACCCACAATTAAATCCACAAGAAAATGTGTGTATTCCTTTCCAAAATAATTTGAGTACAAGAATTTTAGAAAAAGATTATTTCGAAAAACCCCAAGCACTTAATATGTGTCCTTTTCCAAATGGAAACAATGAATTACCATCACAACCACAATTGTCAAATAAGGGAAATTATGTTGGTGGACCAAATTTATGTAGCACAAGTAATATGTGCCAAAAATATATTTAATAACATTATTTTATGTGAATTATTTTTAAAAGTTTGGAATATATTTGAATTATATATATAAAAAATATAATACTTTATATATATAATATTATGGAATTATTACCTTTAATAGGATTAGCTGGATTATATGTTATATCAAATCAAAAAAATAAAAGTTGTGATAAACAAACAGGGTCTAGCACAAAGGAACAAATAAAAGAAAGTTATGTAAACATGGGAAAACCGAAGCAAAACGCTTATTTGACAAATACAAACATTATACCACAAAATTATCCTGTAGATAATGTGAGTGAAATTGTTAATACAACTCAAGAATATATAAATCCTAATGCTGCTACAGACAAATATTTTAATCAGAATTTTTATGAAAATCAAGTAAATAATGGTAAAAGGGTTGGAGACACAATACAACAAATTTATTCATTAAATGGAAATTATTTAGACTCTCAAGATTTCAAACACAACAATATGGTTCCTTTCTATGGTGGAAAAATAAAGGGTTATACTTATGATACTAATATTGCTGAAACAGTATTAGACAATATGGCTGGAAGTGGTTCACAAATAGTAAAAAAAATCGAACAAGCGCCATTATTTAAACCACAAGAAAACATGCAATGGGCGTATGGTTCTCCTAACAATAGTGATTTTTATCAATCGAGAGTTAATCCAGGAATGAGAAATAATAATGTAAAACCATTTGCTACAGAAATGGTTGGTCCTGGTTTGAACCAAGGTTATGGAACACAAGGAAGTGGAGGTTTCAATTCTGGTATGGAATCAAGAGATTCTTGGTTACCAAAAACAGTAGATGAACTTAGAGTTGCTACAAATCCTAAATTAGAATATAGTTTAGATGGTCACGATGGTCCAGCAAACGCATATATTAAAAATACAGGAATAATTGGACGTGTTGAAAAACATACACCAGATACATTTTTTATTAATAGTCAGGATAGATGGTTGACTACTGTTGGTGATGAAAAGGGTCAAACTTTGAGACCAATTCAGGAAATGGGTGTTATTAGAAGACCAGAATGTGAAACAGAATACATGGGTCCAGCAGGTCCAGCAGACAGAGTGGCAAATTATGTGCCAAGTGGTTATGAACCATCAAAACGTGTTGAAAGTATGACATGTGATGTACCACATTCAAGTGCTGTTGGTAAAGCACCAGTTGATGAAGAAAACAGATGGTTAAAGAGTTTTACAAATTATAATAATCATCGTTCATCAACAAGACAGGCAGATACAATGAGAAGCGGGTTCAGTCGTGCAGTTGGTGCTGTGATTGCTCCAATAATGGATGTTTTGAAACCATCAAGAAAAGAAGAAGTAGTCCAAAATATTAGAGTTTATGGTGAAGCAGGAACTACTGTTCCATCAAGTTATGTTGTAAATGAATATGACAAAACCCCAACAACAGTCAAGGAAACCACTTTATATTCAACAACTTTTAATATTAATAACCAAGGTGATGCTACTTATTTAAATACATATACATCTCCTGATTTGACACAAAGAGATACAACAAGTTGCAGTACTTTAGGAAATATTGGAGGGGCAGCAAATGGTTATGGAGATATGAATTATGACGCAGCATATAGACAACATAATAATGACATAAAATCACAGACAATAAATAATAGAGCAAATCAAGGTGGAACACAAATATTTAATCAACAAATGAATGTAAACTGTGCTAGACAAGATTGTGACCGTTTTAATAATAGATTATTTACACCGTCGTCCGTTATCAAGGCACCACCAGCAAAGGAAAATTATGGAAATATTAGATATCCACAAAGTTATGATGAAAATTATAGTTGTGAAAGAATTAATCCAGATATTTTGTCTGCTTTCAAAAATAATCCGTACACACACAGTTTAACAACATCAGTTTAACAACATCAGTTTAACAACGTCAGTTTAACAACATCAGTTTAACAACATCAGTTTAACAACAGTAAAAAAATAAAAATATATTATGAATACCAATAATAAAAATGTATGTGATAAAAATAATATAAATACATAATAACAAATCGTCATAATATGTTTTGTGAAAACACAGATAATACAAATGATGTGTCAAATGTAGAAATAAATAATGACAATATATGCGATTGTGTATGTAAAAAATGTAATATGAAAATATATTGTTTAGAAAAAAGAATAATAGAAATGGAAGATATAATAATTTCATTGAACATAGGAATAGACAAAATGATACAAGATGAAATTAGAAGAGTTAGTGAACAATTACAGAAAAAAATATATGTTTTGGAGAGAAAAATATGTTTACTAACAAAAAAGGAAGATTGAAATAAAATAACATTGACATAAAATAACATTGAAATAAAATAAAAATAAAAATAAAACAACATAAATATATTGTTATTATTAATGTAAAATATTTATAATGAAGTATCCTACTTGTTCAAAATCATTCAATAATTGGTTACTTTCTGGAAAAAAATATGAAAAAATATACAGAAAATTAGGAAGTCCAAAATTATTTGATGTTTCTCTCCGAGACGGTATTCAAGGACTATCAAAAGGTCAACAATCTTCGTTTAATCTCGAAAAAAAAACAGAAATATATAAAACAATTAAAAACCTATATGAACCACCACATTTTGAAATAGGTTCTTTTGTTTCTAGAAAATACTTCCCAATAATGAATGATGTAATTCCATTTTTTGATAATATTAATAATACTAGTGAAGAAACACCAAAGTTATATTTATTAATTCCTGCTTTTGACAAATTAGTAGAATTATACAAAAATTATAATATTACTTTTGATGAATGTAACAATTTCTCTCTTATAACATCATGCTCTTTTGGTTTCCAAGTAAAAAATACAAATAAAACATTAATAGAAACAAAAATAGACCTTAAACAAATAAACAATTTTTTAATTAAATATAAAAAAAATAATGATTACAACGTAAAGTTGTATATTTCATGTATAGATGAATGTCCTATAACAGGTAAAATTGATAAAGATTTTATTGTATCAGAAATAATGTTTTATTATATGAATTATAAATTTAATAATATCTGTTTGTCCGATACATTGGGAACACTTTCTCTCGAAAATTTAAAGTATATTTTAGAAAATTGCATCTTTTCTGGATTAAATATAGAATTTATTTCATTACACCTACATTTTAAAGAAAATGATAAAGAAGATGAAGAGAGAATAAAAAATTTATTGTTCTATGCTTTTGAAAAAAATATAAAATTGTATGATGTATCATATATAAAACATGGAGGTTGTACAATGACTGTTGAAGATAAAAAACTTAGATCAAATCTCACATATGAATTATTTTACAGAACACTAGTTGATCATATTATAAATGTATCTAATAATGAATGCTTATATTGTAATGGTATTGGTAGTGATTGTAGTTGTCTATATGATTGTAACACCTATCTGAAATAAATAATATTTTTTGCGTTATATTATTATATAAAAATACTATATAAATATTAATCAATAAAAAACATAATGCCAAAATTATCATTACAAAATAAACTTGACCTACATAATTCAATAAAAGAAAAATTGGATTATTTCTATACTATACATAAAATACCCAATATTATTTTTCATGGTCCATCTGGTTCTGGAAAAAAAACCATAATGAACGATTTTATTAACAAAATTTATGGTAACGACAAAGAAGTAATAAAATCTTATGTAATGTATGTAAATTGCGCACATGGTAAGGGTATAAAATTTATTCGTGAAGATTTAAAATTTTTTGCAAAAACACATATAAACTCTAATGGAGGCGATGTATTCAAAAGCATTATTCTATTGAATGCTGATAAATTAACTGTAGATGCTCAGTCAGCGCTGAGAAGATGTATTGAACTATTTAGTCATAATACTAGATTTTTTATAATTATTGAAGACAAATATAAACTACTTAAACCTATTTTGTCTAGATTTTGTGAAATATATGTTCCAGAACCTATAGTCAATGGGAAAACTATAAATCTACATAAATATATTGTTCGTAACATTTTTGATAATACAGAAATAATGAAAACACACAATGAATGGATAAAAAAGGAATTGAATAAGCAGAAATCAGAAAAGATGAATGGTACAAAACTTGTTGAATTGTCAGAAAAATTATATGAAAAAGGATATAGTTGTTTAGATATTATTAATTATATTGAAACAAGTAAATCAAATGAAATCGGAAATGAAAAAAAATACGAATTATTAATATGTTTCAATCGTATTAGAAAAGAATTTAGAAGCGAAAAATTATTAATGTTATTTATGTTGAATTTAATTTTTTTGAGTTCAGAAGAGAGTTTAGAAAATATTTCATATATTTAAATATGGATGATTTTACGGTAAGTTCTTTACATGAAAGTAAAAATGAATGGGGTGCTCGTTTATTGACCATTTTAACTCCTCTTGTCATAGAAGGTATAAAATCTATTTTCGATGAAGCATATAAATTATGTAAAGAAAATGATGAAACAGATAAATATCTAATGACATTTCAGAATTTCTTAACAAGAATTCCAAAATGGAACCCTAATATTATTGAAAATGAGAGAAAAAGAATTTGTGATAGAAGTGGTTGTGGTTATTTAGAAGATTTAGTAACTTGTGTTCATGTTATTCAATTAAAATTATTAACTGCTATTCGAGCAGGAAATAAACAGAAAAAAATAAATATTAATATACCAAAATTAGATGATTTTATCCACAAAGCATATGTTCATGTTGCTAGAAAAATCTATAAAAATGTTTATTTATTTGAAATAAATATAGCACCACTTCAAACTCAAAAAAATCACAGAGAATTGGAAGTAATTGTTCAAGAATGTATTTTAAACGCTATTAGAGAAAGTATTCCTGTTGAAAGTATTTTAAGAGCATATATGGACGAATCATTGGAAGAAGATGTTACAGAAGAAATTAAGGAACAAGTTATTGAAAATCCAGAGTACAAAGAAAAGAAAGAAATGGACCAAGAAGTTGGCGAAATGATTAATCACAAGATTGAAGATAATGAAACTTCTGAAAGAGATGTTAAACTAAGTTTCAATGATGTTGATTATGTCAGAGGGTCTGATGGATTAGAAGAAAAGATTGAAGCACCAAAAACAATCGAACGTTTAGAAGAAATTAGTAATATTAGAAATGAACAAAGGAAGAATGAAGAAGAAGATGATGACGAACCGAATGTTAAGTTGCTTATTTCAGATGAAAATGTTGAATTAGATAATTTAGATGTCCATGTTGTTGGAGAACCACAATTAGAATTGTTGCCAGAGTTGATGATTGACGATGTTGAAATTTTAGCGTAAATTGCGTAAAATATAATATAAGATAGTAATTACTAATATTATATTTAATGAGTATTTTTATAATTGCCGGAGTAATTTCTTTTATTTTTTTGTTAGCAAAATTTGCTGAAATGAGAATTATGGAAAAGGAAAGTAAACCATTAAAAGTTTTGATTAGTGACGCATTAGTAGTTTATGGATGTGTATTAGTTGGGTATTTTGTTATAGAACAATTGAAACCAGTTATTGCTGACGGTGGTGCGTCTATTATTACTCCAAAAAACCCAACTGTATTCGTTGGCGACCCTAATTTTTAATTTCAACGACCAGTCCATACTTTTATAATGTGTCTCGGTAATTTTTTGCGAACATTTAAATCTGTCATATAATTTTCTATTGAATATCCCCATTTACAATAACGATGAATACTTCCAAGAAGTGATTTAATATTTATCAGGTTTTTAAATTCACTATAAAATAAAATTCCCATTATTCTTTCTAATGAACATCTATCTGATCTGCTTTTGACAACACTTAACAAATTCGTTATTTTATACTTTTTCTCTAATTCTAATAAAAACGATCGACTTATATATGATTGACATCCATAACAACCATACCAATTGAGCATATATTTTTTAAGTAACATTGTGTCTAACAAATCAGTTTCTTTCAGTTTATAATAAATATCATAATTATTTTTTAAAGTTCGCGCTAGTCCTAACGTTGTTGCGTTTGTTCTTTCAGGATCTTTACCTATCTCAAAATGCCATAATGGCAATACTGGAACATCATTTTGTATGTTTTCAAAATTTATTCTTTTGTGGAAAAAAGTACTATCGTGAATTATAACAGCATAATCGAAATAATTATTTTTAATAAAATAATAATATGGTAATAGTTCCCCTCGTTTAGGAAATTCTGATTCTATTATTTCTATGTTAACATATGGTTCAAATTCCTTAACATAGTCTTTGTTGCTTTTATCGTCAATAATGACAATTTTATTATCTGGGTAATAATGACGCAATAATTTTACACAATTGTTCCAATAAAAATTAGTCTTTTCAGAGTTGACATGTCTTGTTATTATAAATCCATAATTTTTATTATTAATGTTCATAAATATGTTTGTATGTACTAATATTTATGAATAAAATATTTTGTTTTAACTAAACTTATATTCAAGTATTTATACTAAAATTGGCATTCCATCTATATCAATAACTTTATCATTTGGACCAATTTGTTCTTTTGAAACCAAAAATGATTTGAACTCATCTCGTTCTAATTGTGACTGAGGTGTATGTTTATGAACGCATCTAGCAATCATTTTATATAACTTGAAATCCGGATATCTCTCAGAACCATTATTTTTATACAACATATTAATACCTTTATCATCTAAACACCATTCAACAATTAATTTTGTTACTTTATCACAATGTTCTAAATGTTTTATAGCATTCAAATCATCTACTAAATAATCGAATATCGAACACGCCAATCGACATAAATCGAAACTAGGATTTGGTTCTAAACGAGGTTTTTTATCATTGAAATATGGTTCTGTGTTATATTGTGTTGCTGCGTCACCCCCTGTTTGGAAACTATCACTGCAAAATAATTTTCCATCAAATTTATAAATTCCTCGACCAAAATCTATAATCTTAAATAATCTTCCATGTGTTGGGACCTTATAATACTTGCCTTTGAAACAATAATATATAAATTTACTTTCAGTTGAAATATACATTATATTATTTGAATGAAGATCATTATGTGTAAAATTAAATACTTTTTGATATGTAATTAATGACATAATAATCTGCATTAACGCTGAAAACCATTCTTCATCTGACAAATCATTGTCTAGAATTAAATTATCAAATGTATTTTCACAACTCTCCATGCATACCATTTGTACAGGCATTTGCGGTATTGTAGCATATATAATGTCATCTTCTTCAAATTCATCATATGTTTCTTCACTGTCGTCACAACTTTCTTCATCATCGTCACAAATTTCATCACCTTCTTCACAAGTTTCACCGTCATCACAAGTTTCTTCACCCAAAGTAATACCAGATTTTGATGAATGAATTGATTTTAAGTCGGGACAGTCACTATTTTCTTCTTCATCAACCGATGTGTGTGATGAACGAGAAGAGCAACTAGTGCCAGATTTGAGTGTTGTTGTTTTGTTTTCGCAGTGACTATTAATTCCATCATCATCATCATTTGTTGTAATATCAATAATATCCATATCAAGACCTTTTATGTCATCTAATGTAATATGATCATTTTGTTCGTCTGCTTTTATTTCACTGTTTTCAAACACGTCTTCAAACATTTTGTCGTCGAGAGATTTAACAGATAAAAAAGATTTATTCGAAATGTTGTGATCTATTTTAATAGGAGGAAGTTTGTGACCATCTTCATCTCCAAATAAATGTGAATAATCTTCTACCTGAAATACAACATTTTTATTAGTATTAAAGTATTCTGAACTAGTTAAATAGTCTAGATCATCTATTACATTCACCTTGAAATTATTTTTAATTCCTAAAAAAGAACCATAATAATCAATTCCGTTCAAAAATCCATAATGGTTTAAAAGTTGACTTGATAAATATGAGAAAAAACCATCAACATATGCGGAATTATTTGGTTCAATATATTTTGCATTTACAGTCTCTTCATTTGATCCGAATGATGGAAGAACAACAAGTTTTTTATCATCAGGAAGAATTTTTCCTACTAAATATTTGAAAGGGTCGGCTAATGGCGCCATCTTGAAAAAAACATCTTTGACCTTTGTTTTGTTGTTATTAATATTTTTTAAAGTACAACTATAAATATCGAAATCTTCGTCAATCTTTTCTCTCACATTAGAAACATACCATTTATGATTTAAATTAATTGAATTGAAGTTTGTTTCATTTAAGGAAAAAAATCTATTATAAATGGGAATATAATTCTGGACATGTGAGAGAAAAGTCAAATCACTCTTCTCTAGAACTTTGAATAGTTCAGCGTTTTTTCTTTTTTGATAATCAATCTGAATCATCACTATTAGGTATTTAATATATAAATTCTAAATACTTTTAACTTATTTTTTTGAAATTTAATTTATTGTGAAATCCTTAAAGTAAATACATTTGTTTTATTTAGTTCAACAATTCGTTTATATATTTTATTTTTTTTTTCTAAAATAAATAGAAATGACTTTAGATTTAAAAAGGTTTGATATGAAAAATATTCAATTCAAAGCAAATGAAGCAAAAGGACCTACAGTTGTTTTGATCGGTAAGCGTGATACTGGTAAATCATTTTTAGTTCGTGATCTACTTTTTTATCATCAGGATATCCCAATTGGTACTGTTATATCAGGAACTGAAGAAGGAAACGGTTATTACGGAAAAATGGTGCCGAAATTATTTATTCATAATGAATATTCTACTGCTATTATTGAGAATATATTAAAACGACAAAGGCAAGTACTTAAACAAATCAAAAAGGAAATGGAAACATATAAAAAAAGTACTATTGACCCTCGGGCTTTTGTTATTCTTGATGATTGTCTTTATGATAATACATGGGCACGTGATAAAATGATGCGATTACTTTTTATGAACGGTAAAATGTTTGCCGTAGTTAATCCAAAAGATTAGCTAGTTTATTGTTAATTATTACAATAGGCGACACGTCCAAATTGCGGAGACGTCTTGATTTAGAACATATTAAATTGTTCTATGAAGGTTTATACTACTAAGTTAATATAGAAATATATTGATGGCTTATGCTAATCACATAAGGTATAGTAAAAAGGTATAAAATAGAGATAACCCGCAGCTCGTCATCTAAGTCCGTAATGGTAAGGATATGATGATAGTTCAACGACTAAATGCTCGTGGGGTTGAGAAGTCTAACCAACTTCGGTGATACCTTAAGATATAGTCTAAACCCATTCGAGAGAGTGCTATGCCCATTTAAAAAGCATAGATTTAGTGATTTTAGAAGGAAATGTCTAAATGAAAATGGTATAATTGAGACACTGGAAGGTGATGTTGGTCATCACAATGCAATATCCGTTGGGTATTCCTCCAACACTGAGAACCAATATAGATTATGTTTTTATTTTGAGAGAAAATTACATTGCAAATAGAAAAAGAATTTACGAAAATTACGCTGGTATGTTTCCAACATTTGAATCATTTTGTCAGGTGATGGATCAATGTACGGAAAATTTCGAATGTTTAGTAATACATAATAATGCTAAATCAAACAAGTTACAAGATCAAGTATTTTGGTATAAAGCAGATCCACATGGTGATTTTCGTCTTGGTTCAAAAGAATTCTGGGATATGTCGAAAGACTTACCATCAGATGATGAAGAAGAACAATATGATCCTAATAAGATGAAGAAGAAGGGTTCTGGACCAAAGATTAGTGTTAGAAAAAATAAGTGGTAAATACAATATGTTGTTTTTTATATATATTTTATATAATTTTAAATTATTATATAAAACACGTTTTCATTTACTTTAATTCGTTTATGTCGATGACATTATCACAAATTTTTAATATTTCTTTTTCGTGAGTAACAATGATAACAGTCTTTCCGTTTGACAAATTTTTAATCATTCTCATAACTTTCTCTCTACTTTTTCCATCTAATCCGGCTAGCGGTTCATCAAAAATAATAACACAATAATTCTTTTTCAAAGCACCTCTAATAATAATTACAATTTTTTGCATTCCAAGTGACAATTTAGAACCATTTACACCACAGTCGCCATATATACCACCATTTATTTCATCAAAAATATTCATTAAATTGTTTCTCTCAATATAACTAATTACTTGTTTGTCAGTTATGTTATCGTTTCCATATTTAATATTATCCATAATTGTTCCATTAAATAAATTCGTTCTTTGATTAATATAAATTACTTTTTCTCTCAAAACATCTGTACTGATATCATTGTAATTAATGTTGTCAATGTATATATTGCCTTCTTGGGGTTTTTGTAATTTCATTATTAAATGACATAAAGTACTTTTTCCTGAACCACTTTGCCCAACAATGGCAGTCACTTCTCTCGATTTAATTTCCAAATTCAGATTTTTGAATAGATATTTTTCTTTTTTATCATTATTATCAACATATTTGTAGGTTACATTTTCAAAAACAATATTTCCTTCATTAATCATATGAATATATTTTTGTATTGTAGATAAGTCAAGTTTTTCTTCATTTTCTTGTTCATTTGAATTTTTTAAGAGAGAAATAATAAAATCATTACAAGACTCTAATAAACCTAATTGTACAAATATGTCGCTTGAAACTTTAGATAAATCAGTTGCGGAAACCATGAAACTAGCAATTAAAATAAAAATCATAACAAAATCTTCTTTATCTATTTTTTTACTTTTGTAATTTTTGTATAAATAAATCAATAATATAGATACTGTAAAAATACAAACAAATTTATTAATTGTATTGAAATAATTACATTTATTATTTAACAAAACAGAAGAGTCTTGATAAGACTTACTGCGTTTTTCTTGATCCCCTATTTCTTCTTTATTTTTATTATTTACATAAATATGCGATAAATTATGAAGACTATCAGACATTTTTTCTGACATACTAAACAGTTCATCATATTTTTTTTCAGAACCAGAAATAATTTGTTTTCCAAAATAAAAATGAGAGAAAATTAGAAATATTATAAAACTGATTAATATTATACCTAATTTCAAATTAGTATAACAAATAAAAGCAGTAATTATAAGTATTTCAAAAACACTTAACGAAAAACGCTTTAGAAAATTATTTACAAGATATTTTATTTCTCTCTTCAACATTGTTGTTCGAGTTATATGATCGCCGGTTTGTATTTCTTCGAATGATTCGTTATGTGATGAAATTGTATTTTCGAAAATTGTATTACGAATATAACTATTATAATCATTCATTATTATTGCTTCTAAATAATAAATCAAATAAGTGAGAATTGTAATTATAATATAAGCAAAAACAAATAACATAATAAAATTAAATGTCGGATGATTATAGATATCCTTGGAAATATTGTCTTTTATATTAAGCGATGAGAGAATTTTTGTTTTAATTTTTGATAAAGCAGCAATATAAAAAATATTATAACCGACAATCAACAAAGCATAAATCGTAAATAATAATTTGTTCTTATTTATATAATCAAAAATCAGTTTTTGATAAATCTCGTATTTCATTCAATATGTTGTTTATATAATTATATTATATTATTTTATATAAGCATTAATCTATTAACTAATATTCATTACCTTGAATATAACATTTTGCGTTATCACTATATCCTTCTCTCTGTTTTCCTATTCTGGGTTCCAAATAAAACCAATTATCCGTTTCCTGTAAATTTTTCCATGCACGATCATTTGTATATATCCAATGTTGACCTGTTTTTTCCAAATTATCTCGAGCAGTTTCCAATAAATTAATTAATTTATCGAAATAATGATTGTTAACAATATAACCAGACGCAGTTGTCGCTTCTTTTACACGTCTTATTCCACCATATCTAGTTTCTTCACTTTGTATTATATAATAAGAAAGCATACATACATCATATGGTATTTCCAGACAAAAAAAGTTATTTAACCGATCTTCTAGTGTGTGTTTATCCACAATAAAAATAAAATCATCCTCCATTATTAAAACATTTTTATAATTATTTCTCTTGGCAAGTTTCAATACTTCTAGGTGTGATATACAACACCCGAGTGGTCCTAATTCTTTTTCAATAGCATTGAAACGTTCATATTTTTTTAATCCCATACGGTTTAGTTCATTTTCAATTTCACATTTTCTATCTTGCCTTTTTTCCAAATTTATATAAATAATTTTATCAATATTATGAGACATATTTGTAAAATATACTAATATTCTTTTAATATATTTTACAAAAAATCATATTTAATCTAATCTGTATTTTCCATTACACCATCACCCTTTTTAATAGCAAAAGGTCCACTAATCAACTCGCTACGACCATTATCCGTTTGACCAACAACAATATTTTCTCCTTCAAATAATTCAGATCGAATGTCGGCAACCGAAATAGTTTCACTAGATTTCAATGTTGTCTCTTGAGTATTAGCAACTCCTACACCAATTAAGTTACCATTTTCATCAATCGTTTGTGTCAATGTATTACCAGATTTTTCGGCATTCTTAATATTATCTTCAATCGCCTTTTGTTTTGTTTCTTTAACACGTTGTTCAAAAGCAGTCTTAGCATTCTTTTCATTCTTTGTCTTTTCATGCATTAACTGATTGAGTTCTTCTTCTAAATATTCAACACGACCAGTTTTGTAGGCTTCAATTTCCCAAGGCATCCATACACCAACTTCGCCTACCATAATATCATGATTAGGATCAACTTCTCTCAACATCTTACATCTCATTTCTGCTTCTTCTTGAGTAGGAAAGGCGCCACGAATTTTGATACCTCTAGTAGAAGTTTGGAAATTGTGTTTTAAATCAAACTTCTTTTGAAGATCTTCTTCATTGTTATCTAAAAATGTTCTGAAATCATCATCAATAGACGATGACACGATTGCTTCTCTTTCTTCCTTGCAAAATTCTTCGAAATCCTTCATCATGTCGTCAAATGTAAGTTTGTACTTATATGAAACAAAATTAAGAAATTGTGTAAATTTTTCCATTGATTTATTCATTTCCCACTTCTTTAGGAATTCCTCGAAAAAGAAATGTTCCTTTTGTTTAATAATCTTTTCAGGCGAAACAAATGATAAACATACATATGTTTGACCAGCAATTGGTTTATCCACATCTAAAAGATCTACATATTTAGAGTTTTGTTTTCCGTTCTTATCTAATTTTCTCTCGAAAGCAATTTTTCTATCTAAAGAATCATTGGTTTTTCTGTTGCGACTCATTTTATAATTAATTATATTTAGTTTTAAGTATTTTTAACACAAAAATATATATTTTTTTCTTTTTATTTATTATATAAATGTTCGGAATGTTTGATATTAGTGAACTCATTAAGAGAATCATCAAGTATTTAGTTATGGGATTGATGCTTGCTATTGCTGCTTATGCTATCCCTAAACGTTCTCTTGATCTCGAAGAAATTGCTTTACTTGCTTTAACTGCTGCTGCCACATTTAGCATTCTTGATACCTACCTTCCTGGTATGGCTGTCAGTGCTCAATCTGGCGCTGGTTTGGGTATTGGTTTAAACCTTGTCAAATTCCCTATGGGTCTTTAAACAGTGTTACCATAAACAAACCAATATATTACCATAAATAATTTTACATATTCTATATAATTCAAATATGTAAAAGTAAGAAAAATATTAATAAATGAATATAAACTTAAATATTTATTTTTATAATATAAAATGAATACTATTTTTGGGGTTTATAATGGATATAAAGGGTTAAAAACACAAAAGGGGGGATTATATTATTTTCTTAAAAGTTTAAGACGAGTAAATAAATCATGTAAAGTAATAATTATTTGTGAAAAACAAAATATATTTCCAGAATTAGAAGAATTTTGTAAAGAAATGGACGCAACAATATATACTGATTTTGTAAAAAAATATGATTTAATGTATTACAGATTTATTTTATACAAAGAAATACTTGAAAAAATGGAAATAAAACCAGAAAAAATTTTATTTAGTGATTTAGATGATGTGATTTTTCAAGATGATCCATTTTCAATAGATTTTCAAACAGACTTATATTGCGCAACTGAACAGAATATTTTAAGCGATCTGAACAATCCATCTTCGTTTGAAAATAGATTTTGGATATATGGTGCGAAAGATGTAACAGGATTTAATGACGAATTCTATATTGACAAACCAGTTCTTTGTGCAGGAACTATTTTAGGTACATACAAAGGTATTATGAAATATTTAGAGTTTTATGAACATATTCAAGGGAAAAAAATTGTAAATGATCAGGGATTATATAACATATATATTTATAATCATGCACCATCAAAGACTATTCTTGAACATAAAGTTTCAAACATATTGACATTAGATAGAATTATATTTGAAAATTTAGATATAGATGAAAACACTGGTTATATTAAAAACAAGAACGGTGACATATATGCTATACTTCACCAAATAAATAGATGTAATCACGAATTCATGAAAAATATTGTCGATAAAAATAATAATATCTGAATATAATATAATGGTTTCAAAACAAAGACGTGTTTCAAGGAAAAAAATGAGAAAAACAAAATCCAAAACTAAAAGGAGAAAGACTGTTCGTCGTAGAAATGGTGGAAGTACACCATACGATGAAAATTTATTTGATAATAACATTTCTATGATAGAAAGTTATGATGGAGATGATGAAGATCAAATAAATTCAATAGTTGACACAAATGATATGCTTGACAGTAGTATGGATACTGATGAATGGCAATCTATGTTTGGATCTCAAATGAGTACAGGTACAAGTGGATACACATCAGGGGAAAGTTATGATACAGATGATTCACTTTCTATGTATGGTTCTCAAATGAGTACAGGTTCAAGTGGACATACATCGGGAGACAATTATAATTCTGATGATACCGGTTTAGGATTAAGTGATTTTTCATTTTCATCAAGTGACTACGAATATGATGATAACAACACAACTACATCAACTCACGGAGGGTTTCGTAGAAAGAGAAAAAATAAGTCTCATAAAAAATCACATAAAAAATCACATAAAAGACGAAATAGAAAGACTGTTAAGAGACAAAAGGGTGGTATGCTATTGAACTCCAATTATGGGGTTACAAATCCATTTCCACAACAAGATCCGCATGATTAAACCGTTTGTTTTATTTGATGTGAATGTAAATATTCAATAAAACAAGTATCAAATATTCCAACAATAGGATTTCCATATTTGTCTATTTTGCCTTCATATTTATCAACTAATTCTTGAAAATATTGTTTTTGTTTTATATTATCGCTTCCAGAAAAGTATAAACATAAGAATTTTTCCTTTCCATTGATGTCAATATATGTTTTACATATACTATCAAAAAAATTCAAAAATGTTTCTTCTCTTATGAATTCAAATAACTCAGTAAAGTGTTTTATATATGTATATTCACATTTCATTTGAGCACAAAAGTTGTCACTTCCTACACTACTATAATTGTTATTTTCGGTAATTATATTTTCGTCGTAAACCTTTTTATTGTCCATGAGAGAAAACTTGAAATGATAAAATTGTCCTTCTGGTAATTTTGTGTCCATTATTATATATTCTATACAATTTATATAATAATTTTTTAATTCATATTTTTTATATTTTATATTTTGTAAAAAAAGTGTATAACAACTATATGGTTGGAATAAACTCCCAATCAAGTTCTTCGCAAATTTTTTTCCAAATATTATCTTGATCAATTCTTTTCTCTCGGTCTTTCAACATTGGAAAATGTGGCAAATATTGATCTTCACCTAATAGTTCACATAATTTATAAGCAGTATAATAATAATTTAAAAAATTAACACGATCATCCGGACAAAATTTCGAATAGGGTCCTTGAAGTTCCATAAATAAGTTGAATAATGTTTCTTCTAATTCTGGACTCATGACAGGAGGTTTTATCCCCAACTTATCTTTAATAAATGGTATGTGTTCATAGTATTTATTATAACCCAATTTTTTCAATATTTCCTTTGTTTTTTGATTAGTTATTTGAGAAATAGTAATACGTTCTTTTTTAATTTGTTGTTTAATGTTTTCAATAACTTCTTGTGGTATTTGTGTCGTTTCTTTTCCTTGAAATTGAGCAATAATCTCTTTGAAATGATTAATTCTTTTATAAGCATAAAAACAAACTTCTTTTGGCGGTTCTTTATATGAAGGTTTGTCGTTTTCAATTAAATATGGTATGTTTCTATAACAATTATTGCATATTAAAACACCTTCATCTTCCATTGGTATCATTTCTCCTTTATAACAATATCTACATATATCAGTTTGTTGAACATAATTACCAACATCTAAAAAAGTGTCGTCAACGTTTGCCAAGTATTGTTGTACTATATTATTGGTTTTTGTCTCCATATTTTTAATAACATTATCCTCTTCTTTATTAATTTTGAAAAAAGAATTAACTAATTTTGTTTTCGAATTATTTATGTTTGTATTATTGTATTGTTCATTGGAAATATTTTTTTTGTTCTCAAAATAATCAAATATAAATTTTGAATTATCAAGATAATAATCTTTTTTTCTCTCTTTGAGTTGTTTAATATTTTCATTTATTTCATTAATTCTATCTTTGATATTCATAATTTCTTCAATATATTCATTATATCCTTCATTTTCGTTTTGTTCAGTATTTGATTGTTCGTTAAGAACGTCAAGGTTGTTTAATAATATTTTTCGTTCTTTTTTCAATTCAGGTATTTTATCATATTCATCCTTCATAAATTCGTTTACAAATTCGCGATGCTTACCATCTAATGTAGTTGCTGATTTTTTATTATACTTTATTTTTTTATTTGCTTTTGGTTTGAAAGAAGGCATTTGGTTGAATGAGAGATTAAATATATTAACAAATAATTTTTTAATTCTATATTAGAATAAATAATTTAATTATAAAATGCGTTTAAAAGTGTGTTGATGTTGATTTTAGAATTGAAAATCTAACTCAAAACTCCTAAATTTCTCTCAAAAAAATGGCGGGGTTTTAGAAAAAGAAAAAATATTTAGCAAAATACTTGGGAAATTGTGAAATAATAAAAATCAGTTAAAAATATTGAATAGTTTTCTTATTAGTAAATAGAAAGGACTGTTGTTATGGACATAAAAATAAATATAGATTGTTTGAAAGATTTAGAAAATAATTTGAAAATTGATGGGAAAAAATTCCAGAAAATGGTGTTGTTATATAATGCTTTAGAAGAAGGTTGGACTATCAAGAAAAAGAACAATTCATATATTTTTTCGAAAAATCATGAAGGAAAAAAAGAAATAATTTCAGATAGTTATTTGTTACGTTTTATGAAAACGAATTTTGATGTAAATAAAGTAATATCGTAATAATTTCGGAAATACCGTATATTATATAATTAATTTAATTTTAATTTAATTAATTTAATTTCCAAAAAATTTTTTTCTTTAGCATAATTATAAAACATGGGAGGAGGATTAATGCAACTCGTCGCTTACGGAGCTCAAGATGTTTACCTTACAGGTAATCCACAAATTACTTTTTGGAAAGTTACTTACAGAAGATACACAAACTTCGCTATTGAATCAATTGAACAAACATTCAATGGCCAAGCTGATTTTGGACGCAGAGTTCAATGTGTTATCAGCAGAAACGGTGATTTGGCTTACAGAACCTATTTACAAGTCACATTACCAGAAATCAACCAACTTATGGGTGTTGGTGCTTACACTAATGGACAAACTTCCAGCGCTGTCTATGCTCGTTGGTTAGATTTCCCAGGTGAACAACTTATTGCCCAAGTTGAAGTTGAAATTGGTGGTCAAAGAATTGATCGTCAATATGGTGATTGGATGCACATCTGGAACCAACTTACTATGACTGCTGAACAACAAAGAGGTTATTTCAAGATGATTGGTAACACCACACAACTTACCTTCATCACTGATCCATCCTTTTCTGATGTTGACGGTCCTTGTGACTCACTTGCCCCAAGACAAGTTTGTGCTCCAAGAAATGCTCTTCCAGAAACTACTCTTTATGTTCCTCTTCAATTTTGGTTCTGTACCAACCCTGGTCTTGCTCTTCCACTTATTGCTCTTCAATACCACGAAGTCAAGATTAACTTGGATATCAGACCAATTGATGAATGCTTATGGGCTGTCACCACCTTGAACTGCAACACTCAACCATACACTGGTACTTCTGGTCAATATTCTCCAGGTCGTCCAGTTCCTGCCACAATTGCCTACAATCAATCTATTGTTGCTGCTTCCCTTTACGTCGATTATGTATTCCTTGATACCGATGAAAGACGCAGAATGGCTCAAAACCCACACGAATACTTGATCACTCAACTTCAATTCACTGGTGATGAATCTGTTGGTTCTTCTTCCAACAAGATTAAACTCAACTTCAACCATCCTGTCAAGGAATTAGTTTGGGTTGTCCAACCTGATCAAAACGTTGATTATTGCTCATCCCTTGTTTGTGATGCTCTTTTATTCAAGGTTCTTGGTGCTCAACCATTTAACTACACTGATGCTATTGATGCTCTTCCAAATGCCATCCACGCTTTCGGTGGTCCAGGTTCTATTGCTGCTGACTCAAGAGCATACATTGATGCCAATGGTCTTTTCCACGACGCTGGTGCTGTTGATGCTTACTTCCCAGCTGGTTGGTCTGGTTACTGGCACGGTCCAAGCAACCCATACAATGAAGCCAATTTGGGTGGTGAAGCTGTTCCAATTGTTGCTGGTGCTAACTACGCTGGTGCCGTTCAAGATCTTTCTACTACCATGCACGGTGCTAACGAATCAACTGTCTCTGATGCCGGTACATTCGTCTTATCTGAAACTTCTTTAGACATGCACTGTTGGGGTCAAAATCCAGTTGTCACTGCCAAACTTCAACTTAATGGTCAAGATAGATTCTCTGAACGTGAAGGATCTTATTTCTCATGGGTTCAACCATATCAAGCCCACACCCGCAACCCTGATGAAGGTATTAATGTTTATTCATTTGCTCTTCGCCCAGAAGAACATCAACCCTCAGGCACGTGCAATTTCTCCAGAATTGATAACGCTACTTTACAACTTGTTCTTTCCAACGCTACTGTTGAAGGTACCAAGACTGCCAAGGTTCGTGTCTATGCTACCAACTATAACGTTTTGAGAATTATGTCCGGTATGGGAGGCCTTAACGTCAATATAATTATTGTAATCAGGGCCAAAAAGCAGTATGCTACAACAAAGCGACCAATTGTTGTAGAAAACCATTTATGCCGTCGCAAACAATTTAACCCAAGGCTAACTGCTAGTAATAGTTATTTTATTATATGACTATTGCGACATATCTTGTTGTTCGGGAAACCCCTTAGAGCTTTTTCTACCAAGGATAAGTGCGAAAGCATTATCTGGCCAAGAGTAATGAACTTGGGTATGGTAATAATGAAAAAGATTGGGCAATCCGCATGCTTACTACCTAAATCCGATATGATAGGAAATGGTAGGGCGTCAGAGACTGAACGGATATGGGTCAGTAATGAAGGTCTAATCAACCTGAACTGGCTTAAGATACAGTCCATCCCTCTAGGGAAACTTAGAGGTATAAGAGTGCTTACTCCAATTAAACGACTTACATCGTATATTTTATTATTTATATTTTCAAAATTTCTATAAAAAATTAAATTAATATGAATTTATGTTATAATACATTATAATATAAATATGATATCATTCTATAAAAGATGCCGTCATTATTACATACATCGTTAATGTAAAAAAATTGCTTTTTAATTATTAAAGCAAAAAACAACTTAAAGACATGACTAGTTAATATTATATAAGATGAGCGTAGATATTGTAAATCTCATAGAAAGCAACCCAATTACAAAATTGAGTGGTAATTACCAATCAAAATTAGTTGAAAAAGTTCAAAACACATTTAATAATTATGAACAGCAAATATTTTTATCAAGTTTTTTCTGTTATTTGAAGTATGATTCCAAGAATGATTTTGTCATTGACTTGGATAATGTATGGAAATGGCTTGATTTTAATCAAAAAGTTAAAGCAAAAATCTTATTAGAAAATAATTTTACTCTTAATAAAGATTATAAAAAGTTGCTTTCCCGTATGGGAAAGCAAGATGAAAAGACACATGGTGGTCACAATAAAGAAACTTTTATGATGAATATTGAAACATTCAAAAAGTTTTGTTTAAAAGCAGGAACAAAAAAGGCAGATGAAATTCATGATTATTTTATTAAACTTGAAAATATTATGTTTGAAATAGCAAAAGAGGAAAGTGAAGAATTAAAACAACAATTAATTCAATTAGAAAATAATAAAAACAAAGAAATGGAAGAAAAATTAATTAAACAAAAATCATTAGAAAAACAAAAATTACTATTAAATCAATTTGCTCGTTCTGGTGCATTAGTTTATATAATTAAAGTTAAAACATTAACAAATGGAGAATATGTTATCAAGATTGGAGAGAGTAGAATTGGAATTCAAAATAGATATAATGAACACAAAAGTAAATATGAAGAATGTTTATTGTTAGATTGTTTTTCTGTTGATAAAAGTAAAGATTTTGAGAGTTTTTTACATAACCATGAAAATATTAGATTGAATAAATATTTACAATTAGAAGGTCATGAAAAGGAAACCGAATTATTTTTGATAGGTAAAGAATTAACATATCAAACAGTAACAAATATTATTAGCACAAATATTAATAACTTTAATTATAGTGTTAGAGAATTGTTACAAGAAAATGAGTTATTAAAGGTAAAATTAAATACAAACCAAAATAATATAAATACAGAAGTAATAAATGAATTGATTAAGACTATTAATAATTTATCAAACAAGGTAGATTGTCTTGAGAAATCAAATAAAGAAATTCTTAATAAATTAAATTTACAACAGGCAAAGACAACAACTGGGTTTAATCAACAACTACCAACATTAGGTCCAAGAGTTCAAAAAATTAATCCAGAAAATTTACAATTAATTAAAGTATATGAATCGGTAACTGAGGTTATGAATGAAAATAAAAATATTAAAAGACCTAGTATTAATAAGGCAATCCAAGAAAATACTATTTACTGTGGATATCGTTGGTTATTAGTAGAGAGAAATTTAGATCCAAAAATTATTCACCACATTGAACCAACAAAAGAAATAAAAATTCAAACCATTGGATATGTAGCAAAGTTAAATAAGGAAAAAACTGAAATTTTGAATGTTTACTTGGATAGAAAAACAGCATCACAATTAAATAATTATCCAAGTGTATCATCATTAGATAATCCTGTTAAAAATGGAACATTAACAAACGAACATTATTATATGTTATATGAAAAATGTGATGATGAAATGATTGAATTATTTGAGGAAAAATATGGTGTTCCATTATTATATAAGGAAGGTGTTGGTCAATTTAATGAAGAAGGAATACTTGTAAATGAGTTCAAATGTAAATATGAATGTATAAGAACGCTTAAAATGAGTGATAAAACATTATCAAAAGCATTAAATAATAATATTGTGTATAATGGATTTTTATTTAAAGAAATTGGAGCGAAACTTTCAGTAATTTAGTAAATAAATATAAAGTAATAATAACTTAAATGTATAATTAATTTATTATTTACAAATGTCAGACCAATTTTTTTTAATTTTTGGAGCAAAAGGTTGGATTGGTGGTAAAGTATGTAATTTATTAGAGAAAATGGGAATAGAATATTACGCATCACAATGTAGAGCAGATTGTAAAGAAGATATTTTAGATGAAATAAATAATAAATATGAAAAAAAAATAACACATATAATGAGTTTCATAGGAAGAACACATGGGATATATGAAGGACAAAAAATAGGAACAATAGACTATTTAGAAAAACCAGGGAAATTATATGAAAATATTAGAGACAATTTATATTCTCCATTAGTTCTCTCAGAAATTTGCGAAGAACAAGACATACATTTTACTTATTTAGGAACAGGATGTATATTTGATTATGATAATGACAGTCATATTTATGGAGATGAACATACAGGATTCTCAGAATGTGATAAACCAAATTTTTTCGGATCTTCTTATTCAATTGTAAAGGGATTTACTGACAAATTAATGCATCATTGTAATAGAGAAAAAAACACTTTAAATCTTCGCATTAGAATGCCTATTACAGATGAAATTAATGAGAGAAATTTCATAACAAAAATAACAAAATATGAAAAGGTTTGTTCTATTCCAAATTCAATGACAGTTTTAAATGATTTATTACCAATTATGATACATATGGCAAGAAATAAAAATACAGGTACTTATAATCTTACAAATCCAGGTCTTATTAGTCACAACGATATTTTAGAAATGTATAAAGAAGTTGTAGACCCAACATTCGTATGGAAAAATTTCACGATCGACGATCAAAATACTATATTGGCATCAAAGCGTTCTAATAATTGTTTAGATACAAGTAAATTGGAAAAATTATGTAAAGAAAATAATATTGAATTGAGACCTATTAAAGAAGCAGTGAGAGATATTCTTGTCAAAATGAAAGTTAATTATGACATAATAAATCAAGAATTATTATTTTCTAAAAAAATAAATGATATAAAAAATTTATTGGTTACAGGTGGTTGTGGGTTTATTGGTTCAAATTTTATAAATATTTTTGCTGAAAAATATCCAGATGTAAAAATTATTAATTTCGACGCACTTTATTATTGTGCTGATAAAAATAATATTCATAAACACATACAGACATCAGATAGATATGAATTTGTCCAGGGAAATTTATGTTCATTTGATTTGGTAAAACATATACTGGACTCACATAGAATAGATACGATTATTCATTTTGCTGCACAATCTCATGTTCAAAATTCATTTGAAGACGCATTACAATATACAAATGATAATGTTTTAGGTACACACACGCTTTTAGAAGCAGTGAGAAGATATGGAAAAATCAAAAAATTCGTACATATTTCAACTGATGAGGTTTATGGAGAGTCTATGTTAGAAGAGAATGAAGAGAAAAAAAATGAAGAATCAATATTATGTCCAACAAACCCATATGCAGCAACAAAAGCAGCAGCAGAATTAATTGCGAAGTCTTATTATCATTCATTTAAGTTGCCTATAATTATAACACGTGGTAACAATGTTTATGGACCAAATCAGTATCCAGAAAAATTAATACCAAGATTTATTGAACAATTGAAAAACAACAAACCTGTTACAATTCAAGGAGATGGTTCAAATGTGAGAGCATTTTTACATGTGAGTGATGTATGTAGTGCTCTCAATCTCATTTTAGAAAAAGGTAAAGTCGGTGAAATTTATAATATTGGAAGTGATGAACATGACGAATACACTGTTAAAGAAGTAGCATATAAATTAATAAAAAGTATAAAGAGGTGTGAAGAAACAAAGATGAATGAATGGATTACATATATAGAAGATAGACCATTTAATGATAAAAGATATTATATAAGTAATGATAAAGTGAAGAAATTAGGATGGGATATAAAGAAGAGTTTTGACGAAGGAATAATGGAGTTGTTATAGATATAAAATCAAAATATAGAATAATAAAAAATAATAAATAGAATAATTAATATAATAATAAAATAGAATAATTAATAAAATAATAAAATATTGAATTAAAGAGAACGATATATATATATTTATAATATGTCTAACAACATTATTAATGAAACGACAAGTAGTAATAAAACAGAGGAAACAAAAATTAATATTCCAGCAGAAATTCTTCCAAGACAACCAAGTCCAAAAGGGAGATTAATAATAGTTGATAATTTTTATAACAATGCTATAGAAACACGTAATTATATTTTAACACAAGATTTTGGTGTAAAGGGAAATTATCCTGGACAAAGAACAATATCATATGCGAATGAACATTTGAAGGGAATAATCCAAAAATATGTAGAACCATTTGCTGGTAAAATTACACAATTTCCAATTCCAAAGTCAGATGGTTCAGATTCTTCTTCAATTTATAATGGTTCTTTTCAATACACAACATCGAGGGATCGTTCATGGGTACACACAGATCATCATAATAATTGGGCAGGGGTTGTTTTTATGACACCTAACGCACCATTAACATCAGGAACAGGATTTTATAGATTTCAGGATGGTTCAAGAAATTCACAAGAAATTGAAGCAGTTAATAATAGAAAAGAATCAGATAAATATAGTCAAGATATGACAAAATGGGAGTTAATTGATCGTGTAGGTAATGTATTTAATAGATTAATTTTATTTGACTCGACATGTTTTCATATGTCAATGGATTATTTTGGAACATGTAAGGAAGATGGACGATTATTTCAGGTATTCTTTTTTTCGACAGAAAGATAAATAAATCAACAAACAACAAAATAAATAAACAACAAACAACAAAATATAACAAAATTATATATTAAACAAAATTTAGTATTTATTTAATATATACAATATATAACAAGAAAATGAGTGAAAATACAGAAGTACCATCAAATAATAACGATAATACAGTTGTTCCTACAGTTACGTCAATTGATTTCAAAGCAAAACAAAATTTTTTCGAAAAAAAGATAAATGAAAATATAGTAAAATTCGACAATAAAAATGATATGATTACAATGTGTTTAAGTCTTTTTATTCATGATTTTGCCCATGATTTTAATTTTCAAGGAATGTTTAGTCGTATTTTGAAAGGTAATTCAGAATTGTATAATTCTTTTGGTATAACAATTGGTAATAATATTCTTAAATATTTTACTGTTGGTACAAGGTCACTTACATTATATAACGACAAAGCATTTGTAAATGGATCACCTAAAACAACAGAAATATCAGAATTTAATCAACTTAAAACTGCGTATAATGATATTTTAAAAACTTATGAAATACCAGAAACAAAACAACAACAACAAACTGGAGGCGATTATCAGCAGCAGCAGCAAAATATTATACCAGCGACATATGAACCGATTAACAAAGAAGCGATTGATGTTAAACCCATATTGCAATCAAGTATGAAACAAATAGATAATATGTTTCTTCATATACCAACAAATAGTTCTCTCACAACTACAAGTATATATACTACAATTATTGATCATTTTGAGAGAAACCCAGATTTTCTAGAGTTTTTTTCAATATTGAAAATATATACATTAAATTATTTAAATTCAGACATATTAACAGATGATTTTATAAAAAAATTCGATAAACTGAATTCTGATCCTGAAGATTTAGATAAGACAAAGTTTTACAATTTAATGATGTATAACGCAATATGTGGAAGTTTAAACTACATATCAGATGATTTTAAGACAGCAACCCAAGATTATTTGGATAAAGAAAAATATGACATAGAGGATTTAAATATGGTGAAAAGTCACGCCGATTTTTTCGAAATCCTGCTTCAATCGTATAAACATATTTATAATAAAAAGAACACAGATCTTGAAATAGATTCATTAGAAATATTGAACTCGTCTGATGTGTTACAACAGTTTATAATATATTATAATTTTTATTTAACATGTGTTGATATGAATGAATTTAAACAATTGGTCATCATTAATACACAAACTGGGGGTGATGAAGATGAAGAAAATGAAGAAAATGAAGATGAAGATAATGAAGAAGAAGAATTACAAAAATGGAGGGAACCGTTAACAGAATTTGTGGGTTCACTTCATAATAATTTAATGACAACATTAACACGAGGAATATTTTTAAAAACCGGATTATGGGAGGATTTCTGGACATTATATGCAGAAAAAAATAAAAAACCAAAACAAATTCCTCAATTTAGTTTGAAGACAATACATGAAATGTCGTATGAGTTTCTCTCTGAAATATATCCGATTGATCCGCAATATGGAGGAAATTTAAATAATCATTTTTTGGTAATAGAAATAGTTATATTGAAACAGTTATTATTAGAATTAAGTCCATTTAAGATGTATGTGATGGGTTCAAAAATAGACGACCGTTTAAAAGATTATATGGATATGTTCTTCTACAATTATTATGGGTTTCATGATCAAGTTAATTTACCATATAATTATGAAGGTCTAGATAGTATTACTAATATATTAAAAGAAATAAAGGATAATTTGAATTTAGAATTTCCAGATATAGGTGTTACAATTAAACCAGAAGATGAAAGTTATTATCTAGATATTTTATTTAAAGAACCTAGTGAAGAAGATAATTTGGACGCATTTTTATCAGAACGTCTCAAGTTGGAAAATATATTTTCGAGTTATGAATTAAACTCAGTTGTTATAGATAATTTAATAAATACGACAATTAAACCTATTGTAGTTACGAAAGGTGAATTTACAACAGAATTAAATAATTACTTTGATTTATTGCTTATGAATACAACAGTTATGTATAAAAAAGATGCCGAAGGAAATTTATTACCATTTCCAATAGCTGCTCCTAGATTAAAGTTTATTATTAATAACGCATCAAACATAAACCAAAATTTGAATGGATCAAAACTTATTTTACAGGGTAATTTAGGTGAAGAATTGAAACAAGATACATTGAGTAAATATTTAGACGATGAAGGAAATATTTTGGATAGTGTTAGAGGGAAAAATCTTTCAAGTGTACTGAGAAAGAAACAAGAAGAGTTGGATATATTGAAGGATAAATTAAAACAGGAGAATTCTTTTGTTAGAAAAGAAAAAGATCCAGAACAAAAGAAGATTTTGAAGAACGCATATAAGAAAAAGTTGAGAGACCAAAGATTGCCACTAGAAAATGAAATATATTTAATAGAGAATATAATTGATGAATTAGAAAATAGTGAAAAAACGGGTGGTTCATCAAGCGAAGAAAGTTTCAGTAAAAACATTATGAAGAATAGAAATAAATGGTATAAAAATGCACAAGATTTTTTCGGTTTATATAAAAATATTAAAAGAGGAGTTTTTTGTCCGGCTTCATCAATGATGGATGCTATGGATAATTGTTCTTTAAAGTATGGAGCAACTGAACCAAAAGAAGTCGGAACAACAAATTTCCAATTATTATTTGAAGACAAAGATGGTAATAAAATGTCATATGGTGGTCCAGTTATATTTTATGACATAGATAGTCCTTCAAAGCAACTTACTTGTTCAATAGATTTAAGACTTGTTTGCAATGAAGATGAAGCAGTTATATCAACGAATGACATACAGGTGTCTGAATCAATGAATTTAAAATCGAATGTAGTATATAAATGTGTTGTTGAGAAATTAAAAATGCTTTATAAGGATAATATCGGTAAAGAACTAGATGATTTAAGTATGATTAAAAGAATGAATAAAAAACAAGTAAAAGAATATATGATACAAAAATTGAGTAATTTGTGGAACCCAATACAATATAGTGTGTCGAAGGAAAATTTTAACAAGTTACTTGGATCAACTGCGTTGAAAACACTTGGTGATTTTTTACAAGAATGTCAAGCAGTTATGAAATGGGGTGGTTATGTTAATAACATGGATGGATTTTATAAGTCATCTATAGATTTTGTGAATGAGAGAAATATAAAACCAATATATAGAAGTGTTGAGGAAGCAGATACAATTATTCCATATAATGAGAATGGTGATGCTTTACGTCTTGGTGTTCAAGGTGATAGACCTTCTGGTTTCCGTTCAATATTTATGACATTAGTTGCGTCTGAGGGAATAAATGAACACTGTATTACAGGATATGTAAAAAATGATACAGGTCAAAAACAATCGAGAACTTTATTAGTAGCTAGAAATGAAAATAAATATGATGAAACAACGAACTCCTATGGTAAATTAATTTATGTTACGCCGGTTGTAGAAAACATTGAAAATATTGAATTAGAAAGTACTACAACAGCAATAAAACCAATAGAAAAGAGGGTTGTACAGGAAATACCGTCTAATATATTGGTTGATACAGATGATGTCAAGAGAAAAGTTGTTGTTAACCAAAATGAAGATGTTGGTGATATTATTGTTAAGCGTAAAGGCAGGAATAGAACTGAAGTACCAGATATTCCAAAAAATATAAATGTAGAGGATGTTGAAGGACTACCATTAGAAGAAGTAAACCCAGAACCAATAGAAGAAAGTAGTAATAATATTAATTTTCAAAATGGTGTTTTGTCAGAAGAGAAACAGACACAAATAGGTGGTAAAAAATCGAGGAAAAACAGAAATAAACATCTTCATAAAAAGACAAGAAAAACGAGTATTAATGGACGTAAAAAGAGAACACGTAGAAATAAAAAAATAAATAATAAACATAAGACAACAATATCAATGAGAGAAGAAAATAAACAAGTCCATAATGAACCAAATAATGAGAGAGAATAAAATCAATAAAATAAAATCAACAAAATAAATAAAAATATAATATATATTATTTATCACATATGTATTATATATAATTTGTAGTTTTCGTTATTTTGTGTATGATGACGTATCGTCTCAACTGTTAAATAATTTATTCATATTGTTAATTTCAGGTTTATCTGCTTCCTTAGTAAATAATTTTATCAATTGTTCTTCATCTCTGAAACGAATAGTATAATTTTGTTGAACATTATTTCTCCCAATTCTTCCCAATGCTTGAATAATTTTTTCTTGTGTCAAATCCATATCTTTGCTTAAATAACCATGGCAAAATTGATAATTAGTACCATAAATATAATCACTAGAAGCAATAATCATGTATAATTTCTGTGAGTCTGCCAAATTCTTCATAATTTCAGTGTATTCAATACTTTCATGATTTGTGAAGACACCAATTCCCATTAATAATAATACTTTCCAAGTGTCTTCTACATCTTTTAATAACATAATTTTGTTTATTACACTGTCTTCAATGTCACATTTGAAACATTTCTTTGGGTTCATTTGTTCAGACCATTTTTTTATATGTTCACTTGTATTAGGTACAAATATATCATTTAAACGAGAAATTTTAATAGAATTACGTAATAATTCTATTTGTGTGTTTAATTCTCTCAATTCTTTATTTTGGATGTTGTCACTGTCTTGTCGATTGATCTTTTTATCATTTTTCTTCTTTTTTCCATCATCGCTTTCTTTTTGAGTTAGACCATTTTTCTCATTAATATCTTCAATATTTCTTTCTAATTTTTCGATTTTTAGATTAATAGTATTGTTGAAATTAATTTTTTCCATAATATCATTCATTACCAAAGAAGGAATATTTGCTTGTTTTACACAGAACCCCGCAATTTTTTCAATGTCTTTTGCTAAGAATATTGTTGGACCATCCGTTAATGTAAATGCGTCTTTTGTTGTCATATATAATCCACAGTCACCATTATTTCCATTTAATTTTTCCATATATTCTTTGTTTGTCGTGTCAATTTTGTTACCTTTTGCGTCAATATATTGATTAGGAATTATTTTCTTCTGTTTTTTAGAAACAAAATTATCTACAATATTTTTCCATTCAGGTTCTTTAATTGATTTAAGTACTTTTATATAATATAGTTTAATATTCATCATATCAATTTCATTTATAGTTTCAAATGAGCGATTAACTGACACTTTAGAATTTTCCTTCACAATATTTTCTGAATAAACAAATTTAATGAATTCAACAATCTCATTTAAGTCAAAATATCTCAATAATGTCAAATAATTATCACAATGACTGATGATTTCTTGTAACATTTTGTATTCATTTGTAATATAATGAGGTAATACTACATAACCATTTTTGTCAACAAGTGGTATAGACTTTTTACAATCATGACTTACAATATTGTAAATTTCTGCTCCTTCAAATTTATTTCTAAAATCACCACAAGTATCTGGCAATTCATGTATCTTGGGTAATGTTGCTGAAGACAAAACCATATTTGGTATTAAATTTTCTTTCCAATTTTTGTTAATAATTTCGTGAAATTCGTGATTAGAATAATCGAGTGTAATTGTAGGTTCATCCCAATATGTAATTATTTGGGAACCAGTATTAAAAGATAACATATAATACATCGCTGGTAAATAAGATTTAATATCACAAATCATTATTTCTACTTTGTCACCAATACTATTGTCTACTTTCCAAATACCACCGGTTTTCCAATTTTTAGTAATTTCTTTTGCAGCAAAATAGTGTAATCTAATATCACCTGAACTGGCGCAACCAAACGCAAACGCTATTTTTTTATTTATTGATATAGCAGCGCGAGCCAAAGCAAGACCAACATGTCTAGCAGCGCAAACAAATATTACTTTATATTTTTCTGATAAACCAAGAGGTGTCAATGTTTTACCAGTACCAGTTGGAGCAATATATAGTACAAGTTTTGGGCATAAATTTTGACTAATAGTAAATATATCTTTTTGATGTTGATAAAGTGTCATATCAGAATATTTCAGTAAATAATCATTTTTCTCTATAAATTCAACTGAATTAGAAACAACATCAAATAATGTAATTTCGTCTTCATATTGTTTAATAATTTTTTTACAAATATCAATAATATGTCTATTAATATGTTTAATTTGATTTTTCAATAATTTCGTGATAGTGAAATAATTATATTGCCATTTACTTTTCTCAGATTTATTATAGTGTTTCAAGACTTTTTCGATTAATTCGATTAAAATAACTTCATATATGGTTTCTTTTTCAATAGATTGATTTGTATTTTTTTCAAGACGAATTTTGTCAGCAGTTTTTAATTTAATATCTGTTTTTACATTAATATGAATAAAATTAATTTCGTATTTTTTAATAAGTTTATTAATAGTTTCTGAAAAATATTTATTGTAAAGATAATCTTCCATTGTTTCGTTATGTTCAATCTTTAGAAATGACAATAAAGACGGAACCTTATTATATTTGATATTAACATCGTGAAATCCTTTGACAATTAAATCAAGAATTTCTTTTTCATTTTGTGAAACAGGAACTTCAATAGTATCCCATTCAGATTTATTAAGTTTTCTTTGTTTTAAGTCCATTTTGCTAGTTAATTGTAAAATAAGTTAAGTTACTTATGAGTAAATTATATAATGTTATGGTTATGTCTTTAAGTTCTTTATATAATTCAATTTTTTTTAATATAAATAATAAAAAAATTGACAGGTAAATAAATTAATAAGGAACAGATATAAACATAACTATAATAATTATAATTATAAAATGAGCGAATTCAACAATACTTGTTCTGTTATTTCAATTGAAGGAAATATTGGTTCTGGAAAATCTACATTATTGAAAAATTTAAAGACATATTTTGATAATAATAATTATTCGTTAAAAAATGGTCGTAAAGTTTTATTTTTGAGAGAACCAGTTGACCAATGGGAAGAAATAATGGATGCTAATGGTAACACAATGATTACAAAATTCTACGCTGACCAAGAAAAGTATTCATTTCCATTTCAAATGATGGCATATATTTCTAGATTATCATTATTGAAAGAAGCAGTTGAAAAAAACCCTGGTTCAATTATTATTACTGAACGAAGTTTATATACAGATAAATATGTTTTTGCAAAAATGTTATTTGATAGTGGTAAAATTGAGGATGTTAATTACAAGATATATAATAAATGGTTTGATGTTTTTGCCAAAGATTTTCCAGTAAACAAAGTTATTTATGTAAATGCCGACCCAGAAATTTGTGATCAAAGAATTCATAAAAGAAGTCGTACAGGTGAATCAAATATCCCACTAGAATATTTAGATAAATGTCATAAATATCATGACGAGATGATCATTAAAGAATTAAATTTAACAACTGAAATGTTATTAGTCATTGATGGTAATGTTGACATTTATGAAAACGAAAAATATTTAGAAAACATGATTAATAAAGTGAATTTATTTGTTGAAGAATAAACAAAATATATGGTTATATTATGAATAATACGAATAATATTAATGATAATACAAACAGTGTTAAACAAAATATTCTTTTTTTTACTATAGCAAGAATGAACCCTCCAACACCAGGGCATCTTTTATTGGTAAAAAGTCTTATTGAAGAAGCATTAAAACGAGGTGTTAACAAAGTATATGTAATACTATCTAAAAGTAATTCAGATAATGAGAACCCGCTTGATTGTGATGAGAAAATAAAAGTATTAGGAGAAACAAAATCAGATATGTCAAGTATGACAAACACAATTAAAAGAAATATATTAGATGAAAATGTCAATAATTTTGATGAAGAAAGTGTGAAAAATATAGAAGTAAAATATATTTGTGTAGGTAAAATGGAATATACCCCATTAAATACACTTTCGCGTATATTATATTATGATTTTAAAAATAATAATAATATTCAGTTATTTGTTATAATTGGCGAAGATAGACAAAACTTAGTAGACAGCATTGCAGATATTTATATAAAAAACACTGATTATGGAGTGAAAATGATTGACACAATTATATTGAAGAGAGAAGATATGAAAAAATTTAAAGAATTAGACAAGTCTCAATTGGAAACGTTAGACATGAAAACAGTTCCATTGGGTGCTTTTTCTGCTTCCTTTGTAAGAAAAATTGTTAAATATGGTTTGAAAGAAAAATTCTTTGAATTATACAGACCATATTTACAAGATGAAATGAAAATAGAACAATTATATAATTTAATTTTAGAGGGGTTGAAAAAAAATAATCCAAAACCCAAATATGAAACAATCAAACCATTGAAATATTCCTATCCTTTAGTAATAGATAAAATATCAACAACAAAAATTTCAAATGAAGATGACGATGAAGAACGACCAATACCATTGAAAAGAACTAGACGTAGTACCAAAAAAGGTGGTAAAAGAACTCGTAGATATAGAAAAAAGAAAACTAGTAAGAGAAAGTATAGTAAAGCAAAAAAATAAATAATTTTCACTATATTTGTAAAATATGTTGTAGAGAGAAAATATAAAGACAATTTATTATATTTATGTAGGTAATACATATGATAAACAATAATATTCGAACACCTGAGTCAACATTAGAAAAGATAAAAATTATGGAAAATAAAATTATAAAAATGAATAAAAAAATGGAAATATTATTTTGTAAACATGTTGGAGAATATGCTACGAAATTAGTAATTGAAACTAATCTAGATTATAAAAATAAATTAAAATGTGTTGAGATAAGTGATACACATTACTCAAATGGATATTGTAAACGCAGAATAGTATTATTAGAAAATAAACAAACAGATGAAAATGATTATATAGGATTATATGAATATTGGTATACAGATAGTACAATCTATGTTAAAAATCAATCATCAAATGATGGTATACAAGTAGAAACATGTTATATTGATACAGATCATATAAAAAATATAGATGCTAAGTCTTTTTTTGATGAAATTGATGAAGAAATTGATTGGGACTATATTTTGTAAAAAAATAAAATAAATTTATAATTCGATTTATTTTATTATATCCTTTACACACTTGAAACTTATTTCCTTAGGAAATGTGTAATTAAATCTCCAAATCAATTACAACAGGAAAATGATCTGAGTTCCATTTTTCACAATATTCTCTATAACCATGATATATAAATGCGTTTTTTACCATTTTTTGGATTCGAGATGTGACTAAAATATGGTCAATCATTGAGAATTCATTATTTTCAGGCATACAGTCCTCATTTGGATCCCACCAGTCACTATATCTTTCTTCTTGAGATATATTAGATGCAATACTAAACAACTCATATTTACCAGCATATTGTCCCTTGTAACCCTTTAAAATATCTAATACCATTGATGTTGGTTTATTTGAGTTTACATCTAAGATTTTATTATCAAAATCATTAAAATCTCCTATCATAATAATCTCATAATCCATATAATAATAATCATAAATAGTCTTTTGAAGTACAGATGCCTGCGCTTCTCGTTCAGAACATCTCGTTGGATCTGTTGGGTTGGCTAATAAATGAGCACCGATCATTACAATTTTATAACCATTTATAGAATATTCTGTAATATAGTGCTTGCTAACACCACTATTTCCTGGTGCCCCAGTGTACCCACATTTAGAACCATCAATTGGATAACCAGACTTTTCTTCATTACGATAAAGACTAATTAATGGTTCAATACGTGTCATCAATCCAACATTTTGTCCAGTACTCGTGTCGGTGCCTTTTTTTAAGTAGACGCTATATGTATTAGAAGTAGTTAGTTCATTTTTCACCATATTCAATTCATCACAACCCTCGACTTCACATAAATTGATAATATCAGGGTTTAAAGTATTAATTACGTCAGAAACAAAAAGAAGATGTACTAATGCTTGTGTCGTGTTTTTCCAGGTGCATCCTTGACCCGGACAGTCGAATGGAGCATAATAGTCAACAAATAACCATTCTACATTATATTGTACAATACGTAATTTTGTTTTGTCTTCGCGTCTATCTTGTCCAGAGTTTAGTACAGTAGGGCATTCAGTGTCAGCATATATATTGGGTCTACTTGATAAAAAAATTAAAAAGAGTAATAATAGATTGCTGAATATCATTGTTTCTTTAATAATGTTGATAAATTATTTTTATATATTTTTTGGAATATATGTTTTTTATTCAATATTTAATATTCCAGTAGAGGTAATCCTAATATTTTTTTTGGTTTATAACGTATAAAATCTAATTGTCGAGATGTTGTTGGGAATTCTGTATTTCCAAAAATATCTTGAAGCATTAACCATTCAAATAAACCTCCAGTATAAATAAAAACATTTTTAAATCCTAATGAGAGAAATTGTTGATATTTTTTATATATTTTTTCGTCGTTACAATTTCGTCCATATATAACAATTTTAGCATTAAATAATTTTTTTTGTATAAGACTATCAATTATATCTACTTCATTTGAAGCAATTATGGTTCCAGTAATTAAACAATTTTGTTCTGAATTATCCAATGTATTAATTATAATACAGTTATTAGCGTGATTTTGAATAATCCATTGCATATCTTCAAATCCTATTTTGATATTTGGTAATGATATTGAATTACCCATTTTATTATTGTTGTTATAATTATTATATATGATTTTTTAAATATTTATTTTTCAAACACATTTAGAAAATAAATATTTAAAAAATCTAAGTAAATTTCACAACAATCTCGACTTTTTCTTTTTTAATACTTTTACTTGCTGAGACAGATAATTCTTCGCGTTTTTTACGTGTTTTAGAATTATCATTAATTGGTTCTATTTTTCTTTTAGAAGTACTATTTCTACTATTCATATCCTTTTCTATTTCTTCATAATTTTCTTCAATATATTCGACGACTTTGTTTTCTAATGCCCATTTAAAGAAATTAAGTTGTCCAAGTGTTGTTTCAATAAAAGTACCATTTGAATACGGAATACTAATTCTATCCCACCTACAAAAAGGATCAAATTTCTTTTTACTATATGCTTTTAATTTAAGTTTATAATCAACATATACTTTAAAACGTTTTACTTCAATACCTTCTGAATTATAAATAGGATATAAAGTAAAATATTTTTTAGCGTAATTAGTTGAAAACCAATCTACAATTCTGAGAGAAATTTGTGATTCTCCAGTAATAATTTTCAACATTCTAGTTAAATTATCGTCATTTTTATAAAATTTCATTAAATTACTTAATAGTAAGTCATTTTGGGTTGTATATGTAGAACCGGTATTAGATCCAGTTCCAGTGCTAGAACTAGGATTAAAAATATTATTTGAGGTATTATTCATAATTAATTAGTTATTGTATTATTTTTTTAAATACTTTTTAATCTTTAATATTCTTTTATAATTACAATTCTTTTATATAAAATTTTGTTTTGTTTTCTTTTGTTTAATTTTATTTTTCAATATTATTTGTAGAAACAGGTTTTAAAAATCTATCTTGAGCAACAACGTCATTCACATAATTGTTTGTACCTAAAAATGGGTTCATCCCAGTTGTAGCAATCATATCACGTTCTGCCATTCGAAAAGAACTGTCTTCTCTCTTATTAGAATTAACAAAACCACTTGGTTGTAAATTATTTATTATTTGATTTTCATAAAATGAGTTATTATCGGTTGTCCAACCATCACTACAACTGAGTGATTGAAGATATGCTGAGTTCTCTTTAATTGTTTCTAAATTTATGTAATTTTCGTATTGGGAATTTTGTTTAAATATTCTTTTTGAACGTTCACATTTCTCTCCACCATTATTCCATTTCCATCCATTCATAATCAAAAATTTATAATAAATACTACTTATATTTTTAATTTGTCGAGAGAACTAATTTTCTCTCAATCCGATTTATTAATTTTCAAATTTTTAGTGAAATTAAATTTATCTTTATTTTGACGTCTTCTTTTGAGGTTACATTCTAAACAAGAAATAATAACATTATCACGATGGTGACCAATATCATTATCTATACGGTCTAATGTCCATTGATTATTTTCTCTCACATATTCATACAGTATATACATTTCTCTCTTACAATAAAAACATAATAGTTCACATTCTATTAATTTTTCAATTGTTTCACCAAATTTTATTAATTTGTTACTATCATACATTTCTTTCTCTATATCTTGATGTTTATAACTGTTTAGTTTTCTCTCTATCTGAGTTGCAAAAATGCGCAAATCTTCTGGTAGTGCCTTTTTTTCAGTAGACTGTAATTCGTCCAGTTTTTTAAGATTGTTAATGTTTTCGGCAAATGTTAACAAATTTGGTTGTAAATTCTTCCATTCGGTGTCAACAATAGTTCTCTTTTTTGGAGGTTGTTTTTCGGTTGTAAGTTTTTTAATTTGATATCTATTATGTGTTCCAGTTATTACTATTTTTTTACTATTTTCTTCATTATGTGAAGATTTTCTCTCATCGTCATTTTCCATAAATATGAAAAATAAATAAAATTTATGAATAAAACTAAAAATAATAAAAAACTATATAAATATATATAGTTATAAACTGAGTTAAAATTATAATTATTATATAATATATAATAATCCTATATGGAAGATCAAAATATCTTAAATGAAAACAAGAGTAATGTTAGTGAATGTTCTGAATTGAAAACATTAAAATACAAGACTATGCTTATGGGTGGGAAACAATTTATTGAAACAAAAACAAATAATAACATGGATAATTTAAATAAATTTCTTGAAAGAGAGAAAATCAATAACGAAAATGAACCTTGGAGTAAGTTAGACAAAACAATAAAAATAAAAAAATTATTAGATTATGCTAGTGATTATAGTGAAAAGAAGAATTTAAATGAAGATGAAAAAAAGAAATTAATAAATTTTTTTAGAGATTGTTTGGATAAGAAGAAATTAATAAGAGTTAAAGATGTTACATATGATAAAGAAAAAGGAAGTATTAAAGAAATACCTGCGTTGATTTTTAACAAAAATACTAAAAACTTTACATTAAAGAACATTGATAAACGTGTATCAACATTAAAAAGTCTAGCACCAAAAAAAGTTGTTAGTGTTAAAAATAAGAATGAAAACAATTGCTCTTCTGATGAAGAATGTGATGATGAAAAATGATATATTAATAAAATTGAATGTATAAATTATATTATAAGTAATA